ATGGGCGTAATGGACAAGCGTAAGGGGAGGCGTACGAAGACGGAGAGATTCTCGGTCGCGTCCGACCACTCATTAGATGCGTTATTCGAACGATTTTACCACGCGAAAGTAGCGGAGGGACGGAAGGAGCGGACGTTGGAAAGCTATCGTGAGAACTACGGATTCTTCGTCGAGTATATGGATTTGCGCGGGTATGGGCGGGACGTTCGGCTTGTGACGCCAGACTTTATCCGCGAGTACATCGTATGGAATCTGAACGAGAAAGTCCGGTTCGACGGACACAAATTCAAGTCGGAGGCGGAGCAGACCGTAGGACTATCGGCGACATCCGTGAATACACGACTGAAAACGATGCGGACAATGTTCCGGTATCTGGCGGAAGAAGGGTTGATCGACGCGAATCCGTTTGAGGGCGTGAAACCCGTCGAAGAGAATGAGAACGAGATTCACATCTTGTCGGTCGAGCAATTACGGAAGCTTCTGGCAGCGCCTAACCAGCGGAGGTACAGTGGATTCCGCGATTACGTGGTAATGAACGTATTGTTGGACGGATTTCTCCGCATCAACGAGGCGCTATCGTTGAAGAAAACGGACGTAGACTTTGATCTGGACATGATTACGATTCGCGCAGAAGAATCAAAGAATAGAAAGTCGCGCACGGTGCCGCTCAAGCGCCAGACTGTAAAACTGATCCAAGAGTTAATAAAGGAGAACTCCGACTTTGATTCAGATTATATCTTTCTTGCGAACTACGGAGAGCGGCTGCGCGACGGGCAATTCCGTCATCGGTTGAAAGAATACGCGAGACAAGTAGGTCTGCCAATACGCGTGCATCCGCATCTATTCCGCCATACGGCTGCAACAATGTTTCTTGAGGCGGGCGGGGACTTGCGGCACTTGCAGCTTATACTCGGGCATTCCGATCTGCGTATGGTCATGCGGTACACTCATCTGTCAAAGGCGTCGATCAAAAACCAACACGAGCAGTATTCGCCGCTTAACGAGGTTGTCGGTAAATTAAACAAGGAACGGAAGGTGTTGCGATAATGACCGCCCCCATAACGCCCATCCCGAACTTCCCACGCATGACAGCCGAGATCAACCGCAGGATCGCGCAAGGCAACGTCCAAGTAACGCGGTTCGTTCCGGTCAATCCGGACAACCCTCGGTACGCGCTACTAGTAACGGACCAGTACGGAATCACCTACACGCAAACGATTGGCGGCCGGATTGTGAACGGAAAAGAACGATATATTTACGGTGGTTAATGGAGTGACGCTGGCTCATTTTGAGCTGGCGTTATTTTTTTTGCGCGTGCCTGTACGAAAACAAAACTTAGTCGTTATAAGTAGTAACGGAAAAATTTTCGCAGAAAATGTGCGAAATCAATCTACGCTCGAATAACGGAGTAGATAGCGAAAATTCCGGAGGGAGGACGAGGAAGTGTCGAAGGCAGGCGTAAGTGTCCGTAGCGAGAGCGTCGAGGCGGTCACGGAGGTTAAGCGGAAAAGAAAACGCGTTGAAATCGTGAAGATTACGGTCGATGGGCCTGACGGCCAGCCGGTCGAGGTCGATGCGAAGAAGTGTACGAAGTGTGGCGAGGTTAAGGTGTTGGATGAGTTTGGGAATAAAAAGGGAGGGACACTTAACAAAAACTCAGTGTGTCTTTTGTGTGATAGGTATCAAAGTCGCATCCGGGCCTCAAATAATCCAGACAAAAAGAGAGAACGTGACCGAAAATGGCGCGAAAACAACCGCCTCAGAGTACGGGAAACTCAAAGGAAGTGGAGGGAGAGAAATGTAAGTCGAAAACGAAAGACTGATCGAAAGTATCGGGAAAATAATAGAGATAAGGTGAGAGAAAGCCAACGAAAGTATTGGGAAGCTAACAAAGATGTCGCTCGAAGAAGAATCCGAGAGTGGTATTTAAACAACAAAGAGCGTACGCGAATTAACTCCCATAGGCGGTTTGCCATGAAGCGGTCTCTCCCGCAATCTTGGTGTAGACGTAGTGAATCGCGCATGCTTAAAAAGTTTTCAGACAGTTGCCCCTTAACACTAGCAAAAAACGACCTGCACCAAGATCACTTTATTCCGTTGGCTTGGGGACACGGCGGTTCTTATTTGGGCAACTTAGTACCTCTCTACTGTGTCCTTAACGACAGTAAACAGGACCGCCACCCGTTCGAATGGTTCGACGCCAATAAGGACCGTTTCAACTTATCGGAATCCGCATGGAACGAAATGACCGCCATCCTCGCGTCACAAAACGGACTCACTCCGTCCGAGTTACGCGCCTTCGTCGATTGGTGCTACGCCAACAAACGAACGGTCGCGCAAACGAAACGCGACAACGAACGCTACGGTTATAAGAAGCCGTCCCTCGAAATCTGGCGCGAAGCCACCGGACTACAATTCCCGATCCGCGTTGACTTCGGAACCAGTACGCAGTTGAGTGCAATAGGCGAGTACTCGACCGCAAGCAAACGAACGGATTGCGCCAGCAATCCGGACAGCGCGAAGGAGGCGGTAATGTGACGGACAACACCGAAATTACCTACGGGCGCATCCGCGACGGATTCACCGCAGTCCACCACGAGATATTCGACGTGTACCACCCGATTATCGGCGATAAGGCCACGCTCTATTACCTGTACCTGCTGCGTAAGCGTAACAACAAGCGCGACTCACCGGACAAAGGACGCGCGTGGGACGGGAGGATTGGCGTTACCGACAAGTTTAATTTCGGACGGGCTACGCTCGTGGCGCTGGATGCGATACTGGTTGCGGCGGGGCTCGTTGAGATCGAATACCGTCCGAGTGGGCGTGGTAAGCCGAAAATTTACTATGTCGTACATGAGCCGTTAGAAAAGACGGAATTTTGCGAGAAGGAGACGGAGATAACCGGGCGGGTTATGGAGGCTGTCGCGAGTAACCGGGAGGTGGCGAACTACCTCGGTAAAGAGTTCAGAAAGAAATACGGACTCTAAATGTTCAGGTCTGAACATAATAATGTTCAAGCCAGTACCTTATAATGTTCACGCCTGAACATGAAAAAGATATATAAAAGATATTCTTTAAAGAGAAATAAAGATATATCGCTCACTATCGTTCGCGAGGTCAGTCATTTATAAACGCTATGTCGCAATCAACAGAGTTCGCGAAAAAGGATACGCAACTTGACTCTGTCGCGAAGATGTTTATTCAAAGAAGAAAAGAAAGGAGCCCACCACCATGCGAATCCGCACCGGAACCTGGCGCACCTTATCCCGCGCCACCAAATTACGCTTGCTCCACGCTTGGAGCGCCAATAACACGAAAGGGACACGATAACATGCGCCAGTACCCGCGCAACGAACAGGAGACGGTACTCGTCTTCGACCGCGAGACCAACGAATGGACCGCGTACAGTTGCGTTCCGACCCACGTCCGCCGCATCATCGACATCGCTTCGGTCTACGCCGTATTGGATCGCGCCGAATCGGGCGATGCGTTGGCCATCCGCGCAACGCTTACCGCGAAACAAGTCCGGATGGTGACGGAGCCGCAGCGGAGGGAGCTGACGGACGAGCAGCGCGCCGAGATTGCCGCGAGATTGCGTCCAAAACGCCCTAGCGAATAGGCGAAAACTCGACGAAACACTCGCGCCGGGATAAAGAGTACCCGCCGGAATGTTAGCACGAGAAATCACGGAGCAATCAGGAGAAAACGGAGGGATTGCGTTATGGGCGAAATTAAAGTTGGCGATTGCGTTCGTGTACTGGTTGGAGAACGCAAGGGGCACATTGGCATTGTGTACGCGATTGTAACGGACGACTTGTACGCTGTCTGGGTCGGATTTCCGTGCGGAGATACGGACGCGTACTACCCCGAACAGGTCGAACTAGCAACCGAACTGGATCGCAAGTGGTCGGAGTTGACGGAAGTTTTCCGCGACTACCTTCGTGTAATTTCACGCGATCTCCACAAAAGCCGCGACGGTGACCTTGTGTTGAGACGCAGTTATGCCGGATGGATTGAAAAAGACTTCGGATGGGAGGTCGTCCACGGCGGTTACGTGAACGAGTTTACGGTGACCGGAGAGACGGCGGAAGAGGCCATGGATAGGGCGATCACGGAATTCCGGCGGTTGTCGGAGGGGGCTCGTTAATGGACGGAAACCTGACGTTGGACGAACTGTACGAGGCGGCGAACGAAATGTGCCGCAAATGGTGGGGCGTCGACTACACGGGTACGATCCATTTGACTGACACGAAATGGCGGTCTTGGCGCGGCTACTTTATCCGCAGCACGGGCGACGATTCGCTGCGTGAAATCCGGATGAGCCGATGGGTGAACGCGAGACGAACCCGCGAGCAAGTCCTCGGTACGTTGCTGCACGAACTCGTACATTGGCGCTTGTTTACGCTAGGGCTGCCGAGTAGCGATACCGACCGTGAATTTGTCGAGGAGTGCGCCCGCGTGGGAGCCCCGATAAGTGGTGCGGTCGGGGCGCGGAGGGCGGCGCAAAAATACGGAGGTGAAACGCAATGACTACGAAAGATAGACGTGATCTTCACGCCGACCTAGCGATATGCAACGCGGCTACAGCGGGCCCTTGGCGGACGTCACCTGACGGTCGATACTCGCTCGATATCGTCAGCATCCCGGAGCAGGTCGTGATTTGTTCCACGGACAGCTTCGGTGATGGGGCGCACGATGCCCGTTTCATCGCCGAAGCCCGCACCGGGTGGCCGCACGCAATCGAACGGGCGCTGGCAGCCGAGTCAATCTTGAAGTCTCACGGCCCAGATGGGCGCAACTATACAAACCAGGAGTACGTTGACATGCAGAGCCGTGCGGTAAGAGCGGAGTCCGAAGTCGAGCGTCTGCGTACGATTATCCGGCACATGGAGCCCTGCGTGGACTACGATAAATCTCCGCTGGGTACTTACCTCTGGCGCGAAGTGATGGGAGTTGTTACAGATGACTCGCGAACCTAAACGCAAACTCCCGCCCGCCAAAGCGTGGCGCGAACGCGAGGTCACGGACTGGAACGTCACCACGTTTACCGAGTACCTCCGCGACCGTCACGCGGAACTCTACGGCATCCCGTACGTGCCGGGCCGGGGCGGTTGGCGGATGGAACAGGGCGTGATTAAGCGGATGGGCGGCGAGCACGGTCCGGAAGTCGTCCGGAGGTTCATCGACGGGTGCTTCCGCGAGTACCGTCCGACTCGCGATTACCCTGGCGTGAACTTTACGTTTATGTACACGTATATGAGGGCGCGGGTGCTGCCGAAGGTGCTGGCGGAGGCGGCGCGGGAACAGCGGGGGCGGACGGAGGTGGTTGCGCCGAGTGCGGAGGAACTGGCGGGGTGGTTGTAAATAGCGAGAGGAGGCGTGTTACATGGACCGGAATCAGACTCCTGTATATCCGGGTGATTTCTTCGATTACAGCAAGGGAGTGCCGATCGAAGACGAAGAGGTGAACGAGTGGATCCAAGAAGCCGTCGCCGAGTTACGTGAGCGAGACGATATCCGCTCAATTACGAAAGCAACCGGAAACACGCGTGTCGAAGTCCGCAAAGTTCACGAAGGTGGCGTTGATGGTCATTACATCAAGGTGCTCGTCTGTCGCGGGTACCAATTAGCGTACATTACCCATTGGAGGTGACCGTTAATTGACGCAAACCAACGCTAACAACTGCATCCTACGCGACCCCTGCCGCACGTCCACCGACCCGACCGTCTGCACCCGCCTTTGCCCGCACTTCATCGCACTCCACGGGGCAAGCGGCACGGGCGGCCGGGTAGGTGCGGCAGGCATACCGGCCGACTATCGCCAGGTCACGGTCGCATCCTCGGTCGCCCGCGCAGATCAGGCGAAGGCGTACGCGATTGTGGACGCATACGTGGCGACGTTCGAGCGCCAATTTTCGGACGATCCCATTGACCGCATCAAGTCGTTGTATCTGTACTCGCGTGAGCCCGGCACCGGAAAAACTACGACGGCAGCCGCAATCGCCAATACGTACTTGATCGCGCACTATATCGGATCGCTCCAGCGGAATAGGCGACCGCTGGAGCGGCCGGTGTACTTCCTGGACGTGAACGAATGGCAGACGGCATTCAACGCCTTCAACCGTCCGCGCGTGCCGGACCATATCGCAGAGCCCGCGTCGGCGGCGTATTACCGGGCGTTAGCCATCGCGCAGGAGGTTCCGTTCCTGGTTGCGGACGATATTGGCGTGCGTGACGCGACTGACGCGTTTAGGGGCGATCTACACGCGATTATTAACGCGCGGGTGACGAACCGGTTGCCGACCGTGTATACGTCGAACGTGCCGATCGAAGAGCTCGCGCAGGTGTTTGACGCGCGGCTGGCGGATCGGGTGCGCGATCAGTGCGCGGTGGTTCCGTTCGTGGGCGAATCAAAAAGGGGGATACGGAAGTGAGCGGATTTAAACCGAAAGAAGCATCGGATTATACAATGGAAGAAAAATGCAGACTGTTTGACGCTTTACTTGCGCAAGCACGCGATTATTACGACAGAGCGACGCGCGGAGAATGGGTCGATGAGGACGACAAACATTACATGTACGAGTCGGTCGTTGATTTGCTCGGGGATGGCGTATGGGACATATTGAACGAGTACTTACGATAATTCTTACGAAGTACCACGCCTGGCGCATGAAACGCGCCGTACGGAAGGAACTCGCAGCGCAACGGGAGTTCAACCGGCATTTTATTGAGTGGTATAGGTTGTTTAATCATAGTTAACGCGAAATCTGTCAAGCACTTTTTATCCCAAAACCGGACAGGACAGGACACTAGTGGACAGTACAGGACAAAACCGTGTTCATTGAAAGTAAACCCGGAAACCCGTGTTATAATGATCTTGTACAAAATGACGAACAAACATTCGTATTATTTTTGAACACACTGACAGATTCTGTCATGGTACGTTCTATAATCGGAGGTGAAACGCTTGGCATACGGAGAATCGCTCCTATCGAAAGTAATCGACGCCAACGACCCGACCGCCCTCACGCGCTATGACATCCGCGAGGACCACTTCGGAACGGACGCCGAACGCCGTGCCTACCGGTTCATCCGCGACTATGCGGAAACGAACGGTCGCGCTCCGGACTATCGTACGGTGGCGGCCGAAATCAACGGGTTCACGTACATGCCTGAGGTGGCGGACTCGTTCGAATGGCTTGCGCGAAAAGTCAAAGATGACGCAGGCAAGCGCATGCTCCACCGGTTTTTGACGAGTCCGCAGGTCGGCGAAAAATTTTCCGAAATGTCGTCCGAGGAGTTTGTCGGCTGGTTGATAGTGGAGGCAGAAAATGTTAAGATAAGAACATCCGTTCGTAATAATGTGGGAACGGACATCAAACGGGATACGAGTGCGTTCTTGGACGAGTACCGCAAGCGCAAGGAGGGGCGCTCGTTCAAGATTTGGCGCTCGAAGTTCCCGACCATCAACCGTGAGATTGGCGGCTATCTGTCCGGCAACGTCTATACGTGGTACGGGCGGTCGGGTCGCGGCAAGTCCGTGTTTACGATGGAGGAGGCGATCGAGGCCGCCTTCCAAGGCGCGAACGTACTCGTGTGGGCGATGGAGATGTCGCGATTCGAGTGGATGGCGCGGGCGTACTCGTCCATTAGCGCTCGTCTTGGCGTCTGCAACGCGCAAATTGACGGCGTTGATTACGAGGCGGGCTTCGAGAACCGCGCGTTGTTGGCCGGTAAGCTGACGGAAGAGTTCGAACGCGGGTTCGAGGCGTTCCTGGCGGAGCTGAACGCCCTCATTCCGGGCACGATCAAGGTACGTGCGGTAGACGACAAGGACTTTTCCTCGCGTCGCGTCCGTGACTTGGAGGCGGACATCCTCGCGATGAAAGCGGATGTGGTCGTGATCGACCCGTACTACTACATGACGTACGAGGCAAACACGAGCAGGACGGCGGGCGGCGACGCGGCAGAGACGTCCAAGGCGCTTCGTGCGCTGGCCGGGCGGACGCAAACGGTCATCCACGGGATCACGCAGGCGGAGGAGGTCCGTGACGATAAAGACGACGAGGGCAACCGCGAACTGCGCCCGCCGACGCGTGCCGAGCTGAAAAAGTCAATGGCGTTCCTCGAGGATTCCGCGCTGACTCTCGGGATCGACACGCTTGACGGGATTGGCGTGATCCAGCTTAACAAGGGGCGAAATGGTGGCGAGGGGACTACGGTCGAGGTCGTGTATCTGCCGAACTACGGGATCGTGCGTGAGATGGATACGGGAGAGGGAGCCGTCCAGCAATTCAAATCAGTTTTTTAGAAAAATCTTCTTGCAATACGAAATCGTATCTGGTAAATTTGAACTACGATACGAGATAGTATCGAAGATTTGAGGAATGGTAGGTAATTGAAATGGATTGCTTGAAAGAGGTACTAACCGCATCAGAGGTTGACCAACTGTGGAATAAGCCGCAAGGAACCACGAAGTTGAAATGCGTTCGTGGAGCCTTTACTGAAGAAGAGGCACGTAAATCCGGCGGCACATGGCTTGTCACTTATAGCGGCGCGGTCAGAGTCTTCGGCAACCCACCGGAAAGGAGTGATGAATCTGGAAGTTGACATCCGCGCCGAACTCGCCGCCTTCCCGTGGACCCGCGCCACCTGGACGGAGGACAAGCTGGTCGCCGCGAGCCCTTTCCGCTATGACCGAACGCCCTCGTTCTACGTATGGCTCCGGGACAATCCGGTAGCCAACGCAAGGGCCGGATACTGGCAGGATTATGGCGCGTCCGATCCAGAGTACGCACGCGGTGGCCCCGTCAAACTTCTCGCCTTCCTCCGCAACGAAACGGAGGAGGAGACGCGCGAATACTTACGGTGGCGCTACGGTTATGGCGGCGAGGTAACGGCCGATCCCGAAGAGTTAGCGCTCGATCTGTCGGTGACCATACGCCCGCCCGCCGAACCGTACCGACCGCTAGACGTCCGCATACTGGACGAGCATGCCTTGCCGCACCCGTATCTATCCTCGCGCGGCATATCCGAGGATGTCCAGCGGATGTTCCGGACGGGATACTCACCACGACACCGCGCCGTGACCATCCCGTGGTTTAACGCGGACGGCACGTTGGCTAACGTCAAATTCCGGCGCGTTACGGAGAAAACGTTCTGGTATGCGAAGGGCGGCCGCCCGATCCGCGAGATGATCTTCGGACTACATATCGTGTACGCGCGTGGTATACGGCGTGTGGCGCTGGTAGAGGCGGAGATCGACGCGATGTACCTGTGGACGGCCGGAGTGCCTGCGGTGGCGGTCGGTGGGAGCGCGTTTGGCGAGGCAAAGGCGGAGTTGTTGCGGAAAAGTCCGGTGGACGAACTGTTGATCGCGACGGATAATGACGGGGCGGGTGCGAAGTTGAAGGCGCAAGTGTCCGAGAAGATGGCGGGTTATTGCGAATTATATGACGTGGTGATTCCGGACAAGTACAAGGATATGAACGAGGTGAGGTCGGTGGAGGAGGTGAGAGGGATCGTGGAAGGTGCGGTAAAATGCGGATGGAAGGGTTTTCCGCTTTTGTCGCAATAAGTCGACAATTTACGAGGTGCAAGTTCGACAAAATTTGGTATGATTGAACCATGGTCATTACTCTTTAAAGAGTAATCAGGGCCGGGAGTAGGAAAGACCTACTCTTTACGGCGCCTTGCTCGCTTTCTTTCCGTGGGTTTGACGGGAATCCACTCGTACAGATCGTCGATGTGGATGCGCAGAGCGTGCGCTACGGTTTTGGCGTTCCCGAGGGACATCCTCTTTACGTCATTGACCCAATCGGATACTTGAGACGGAGGCATGTCGAGCTTTTCGCAAAGTTCTTGCTGCGTCATCTTTGCCTCGCGCAACCTCTCGGCGAGAAGGCACCTGCCGACCCTGAATGACATCGGAGGCACCCCATTGTCCTATTGAAGTTTAATTCCAAAAAAACTTTCCAAGAACTTGTACACTTTTCAATCTTAATCGTTATAAGAAGTATATACCACAAAAGAGGTGAAACGCTTGGATAAAGAAAAACTGAATAATACTGCAAACGACTACCTCGAAACAGGCAACAAGGATCTTTTGGATGACCTATATCGGTCTATCTGCCGATCTTGGAGAATTAGCACGCAACGACCAGATGACTGCTCCTTGTTTAATGAAGTGTTTTGCAAAGCGGTCGCATCATTCAAAGGCGGTGACTTTGTAAGTCTACTGAGTTTTTGTTATAAAAACGCGAAGAGAGATCGTCATAGGTACATGCGGATCCGGAAGTATCGAGAGATACCTATTCAATCAATGACTGACGACGATGGAAGTAATCAGAGCGACCCAAACTATCTTGTTAGCTCGTTTAATCTCGAAGAAGAAGTGATTACCAAGATCTTTAAAAAGAAAGAAGCCGACAAGTTAATACTCATCGACTACCTTCTCGAATCCGCCAAGATTCAGTTTGACTCGACGATGACGGCAATCATCGAAGAGTTCCCGCGACACAAGACCATCAACGCGCTCGGCAAAGCGCTAGGTCTTTCGCGAAACACAGTAGACCGGAAGCTGAAATCCCTTGCTCGCCACTACGACGGCAATCGTTTTGGCGACATCCAAGACTACTTAGCGGTCTAGTGAGGACCTCGGAATTACGGTACTTAGGCGTTGTGCCGTAATTCCGCCCTCAACATAAGTATAACCGTCATTGCTGCGTATAATCAACGTCTGTAGGTTTTTTCCAGTTATTTTAACCACACTTACTACTTTAAAAGTTTGACACTCTTTTGTCAAGCATATTTGTCACGCTTTCATACGCAAGTACAACGCTAACCACACGGAGGGATAACGATGACTTACGATACTATACGTAACCACCACGAAGAAGTTTCGCAATTTCGCTCGACATATCTGCGTATCACCAGCGCCAACCCATCCGCCTACGAACGCTTTCTGCGCGAAGTATGCGAAGGCACCACGTTCGACTACGATGAGTACGGAGGTCGCCATCGCCGCAGCCACGGCCTGGTTCGCGCCAAGGCGGTGAGGCTCGCATGATCGACGGTCGAGTCCGCGTATCACAGCATGCGGCGGAAGAATACGTAAAGGATTTTGGAGGCACGGTCGAGCAGGCACGCAGTCGGATCGGCGTGAACATCCGTAAAGCGACGTATATAACGGAAGTTACGGGAGCAGACGGCAAGTCCGGAACGCTCTACGCATACAATGGCGCTTGCTACATCGTCCGGTATGATGACGACGTTCCGATCATCGTCACCGTGTACAAAACAGAGCCGGCCGTGACCGCTATCCGCAATAAGGTGTACGAACTGGTAACGAAAGAATTACGCAAGATCGAGCGCAAGGAACGCGATACGGAGCGCAGGGTGGCGATCAAGAAGGCGGAGCTCGCCGTGGAGGTCGCGCAGATCAATCTCCGCAAGGTCCGGTCGCGCTCGGCGTCCGTAAGGGCGGCGTGCCAGGCGCGGATCAACGCACTAAATGCGGCTATCGCGGAATTGGACGCGGAGCTGCGAGGGGTCGTCGGCGACAAGCGTGCGATTGCGAAAACGGTCGCGGCGTATATATGACCGGAAACGGCCGAGATGGGCGGTCCCATCTCGCGTCGGCAACGGGTCAGTGGCATCGAGCGGCTGGCTCGTCGCGGACGCGGGAGTCTCCGGTGTCCGAACATTTTACGCGAAGGAGCGATGTAAATGGAAATCGTTATGCACGAGGGTGAGACGTACAAAAAGGTGGCGCGACACGCGGAGAAAGGCGACCGGTTCGTCGTATACAACGGCTACAGCGGATACCTTACCGTCGGAAAGGTGTATACGATCGACCATTTTGACGGCGAAGGCGACCCGCAAGTCATCGACGACGAAGGCGATGAGTACGACCTCCACGACCACCACGAGTATCTCGTTCTTGAACCGGTCGCTGACGAATCAATTGTACTCGTTTCCGTAACGCCACCGCTCGAGAAATCGTACACGATTGTCGTAAAAGACAGCGCTTTGGCCGTCATCGAACGCGCATTGGCAGAGGCTAACCCCTTCGATAAGGACGCTATCAAAATTCGCGGATTTATCGAGAAAGTCCGTAAAGGAGCGTGAACGAACGATGACAAAACGCAATCGAAACCGCAAAGACCGTCAACCCCCGCAGTTCAAGCTATTCCAGTTGTTCCGCGTGGATGGCGTGCCGGAAGGTCCGCTCGGCGACCGTCTGATGACGTGGATGCTGCGCGACTATAGCTGACGCGTGGCGACGTATGCGAACGAAATGACAACGAAAAGGGAGCGATGTGTACGATGAGTATTTTTTCCAAGCGCGGTTCCGAGGCGGTAGCGGCTGCAACAGCGGAAAAGGACGGAAAGGCGAGCGCCATGGTTGCGTTCCCGTCCGGTACAACGTTGAAGGTGCGCGTCAAGTCCGCAGAGGATTCCGCTGAATATTACGGGTACTCGATATTCAAGAAAGTGAACACGTTCGTTCCGAAAGAGCCCGCCCAGCGAAACGCGAAAGGGTTTATCACCGGGAACCCGACCGTATGGGACCGCGCGGCCGAGTATTATTACGGAATGGCGAAGCAGGCGCGCGAAGCCGGGGACGAGGCGGCCGCCAAGGAATACTCGGATGCCGCGTACCTCTTCAAAGGGAAACCGCGCTATCTGATGGGCTTCGGATCGCTCGAAACCGGCGAGGACATCGTGGTCGACCTGTCCGCCAAGCAAGCGAAAACGATCGTCGCCGCTATCCAGAAGTATGCGAAAAAGCTCGACAAGGTCGCGTTCGAGCTCTCGAAGACGGGATCGTCCACGGACACGGCCGTTACCCTCACGCCGATTCTCGACATGGACGAAGACCTGACGGAAGCCGAACGCGCCAACTTCGCCAAGTGCGGCGAGAAACCGTTTGACTTCGCGCTGTTCGAGGACTGCCTGTACGTCGCGGACGAGACGGAGCAGATCAAAAACCTCGTCGTGGCCGGATTTGACATCGGACTGCTCGGACTGACGCTCGGCGCTAACGCGAGCAATACGCCGGGCGGCGGCCAGGACGAAGATTTGCCGCAGTTTTAATCGCGAGAGGAGGCGGACACATGGCGCAAGAACGCAAGCTGACGCTCGCCCTGTACGTTAACTCGGCGAGAGAACTACCGGAAACCGCGCTATACATCCGCGCTTTCGTCGAAACGCTCGAAGAAGATACGGGCGCCTACGATGTGGACGTTCGCGTCGAGGTGAATACGGCGGGCGGCGGAGAGGAACCGGAGAAGCAGCCGATCGGATTCGCGCAGCCAGCGGTCGGGATTCCGATCGAGCACGGCGACTATTACGAGCCGGAGGAGGGTGCGGATGGCTTACGAATCCAGTAATCGCGGAACACACTCGGAGCTTATCGCCATGACCGCATTACTGGCGGCGGGCTACGAGGTGGCCGATCCGGTCGCGGCGGAGGTGTACGATCTCGTAGCAAAAGAGCCGGAGACGGGCGAATGGCGAACGTTTCAGGTCAAGTCGCTCCGTTATCGTGCGGATAAGGGCGGCGACGGCGGCTACTACGTGCTTAACGGAACGCGAAACAGTGGCGAGACGTACGGACCGGGCGAGGTCGACTACATGATCGGCGTGCTCGACGACGCGTGCTATCTCGTACCGTGCACGGGTCAGACCGAATATTGGGCGGCTGCGGGCGCGATTGACGAGAAGTGGCGGAAGCTGACGGTGGGTATGCGGAGCGATAACGAGAGGGAGGCGGTTTAGGAGATGGCGAAGATTCATACGATTGGTGGCGTCCAGTACCGTGAGGTCAAGCGTAAGGCGGAGGTTGGCGAAAAGATTAGGGTTGTGAACGCAGCATTTACGTTTGGTAAGTATCATGAAGGCGATGTGTTTACCGTTAAAAGTCAGTCGCCGCGCGGCAATTGCGTGGTTGTAGAGGAGACAGGTGTATATATCCGGCATAGCGATTACGTCGTCCTGGAACCGGTCGCTCCCGATGACATCATCGTCCACGAAGGCAAGCAGTATCGCAAAGTCGACCGCCCTGTCCGCAAGGGTGACGTGATCCTTGCACTGGTAGACGAGGAAGACCTCGTAAGGGGAGCGGTTTACAAAGTGTCGCGCGCACACGCCGGTGGCGGAAGAGGAATCAGAGTAATCGACGACGCGAAGGACGATCACTACCTCCGCGCAGACGAATACGTCGTACTCGAACCGGTAGTCCCGTCCCCGTCCGCTCTCGAAGCGGAACTCGCCGCGACCAAGGCGAAGGTTGTCGAGTTGGAGGCGAAGTTGGCCGAAATAGAGCACAAGAAGGCGGAGGAAGCGAAATGGGCCGCGATTGGACGTAAGCCTGGCGAGTTTAAGGTCGGGGACATCGCGGAGGTAGTGGTTAGTCCGGCAGCGTTACCGAACGGAACACTTTTCGAGGTTAAAGAAGTACGCGGTAGCTACGTTTACGACCACGAGGGGTTCGTCTATATACTTCCGTGGAAACAATTAAAACTCGTCGCACCCGTCGAGTCCGTCGTTAACCTGCGCGGCGGTGACGTAGCTTGAACGTATCCCTCCGGTTAAACCTACGGTCACCGACGGCCGAGTCCGAAGAGGCCGCCAAACGGGTCGAGGCGGCGGTCGAGCGGAAGAAGGCGGCCGAGACGGTCGAGCAAGCGTGGGATCGCGTGGGACAATCGAAGTTTACGGACAAGGAGCGTGAGCTATACGAAGCCGCACGCGAGGCTTACTTTTCCGGTGCGATAGGCGGGCTACCGGAAGGGAAGCTGACGAAAGCGTGGGTGCTCGCGCAAGGAACTTCCGTCATGCGCCAACGTGACGAGGTTAAGCGTAAGCGCCGCGTAGCGGAGACGTTGCGAACCAAACCCGTAAACTACCACATTATTACGGACGATGCGGAGCTGCCGCGCATGATCGAGCGGCTCCGCGAGGAGGTCCGGATGCAACAACGCGATCCTTGGTTCCGTAAGGTGTTCGACCTCTTCAACGATACGCATATTAGGCGCAAACTCCTAACGCGGGGCATCGAAATCCCGTTGGTCGCGTCATTCACCGCGTGGGATACGGAGACGTCCGGCGTAGACAAGATGATCGACCTGTCCGGCGGGTACTCGTTCTGGCTCCCGTTGTTGGACGAAGGATACTACGTTGCGTACGGACATCTGACGGGCGAACGCCAGTGTACACGGTCGACAGCGCTGGACGTTATTCGGGCGTTCATGGAGGACGCACGTCACATCAAAACGTTCCATAACGCAGAGTTCGACTTGTCCATCCTGCTCAACGACGGGCTGAAACCGAAAGGCGTCCGATTCGACTCAATGGACGCGCAGTTCATCCTCTATGACCACGAAGACTCGTACGCTTTGAAGCCGTTGATGACGAAGTATAAGTCCGCGATCAAACAAAAATTCGGCGTCGAATTCGACGACTTTACGTTCGAGGACCTGTTCGCGGATACATCTCCCATGCTCCATCCGATTGAGGTAGTCGGTATTTATGCGATCAAGGACACGCATAAGGGCTGGTATCTCACGCGCTGGCAAATCGAAATGATGCTTGCGCACGACAATCTGCACCGACCGTACTTCGAGATTCGTCAATACCTCCCGGAAGTGAACGTGACCATCGAGCGTACGGGGTTTAACGTTAACCTCACGAAGTTGGCCGAGCTCGGATGCGAGTTCCGACCGAAACACGCGGCCGCTGTGAAAGCGATTTACGAGGCGTACCGGATAGATGACGCGTTCCTTCATGATATGTCGATGGCCCTCAAGGGCGAAAAGATCACGAAGTGGTGCGAGGAGCAGGCGGAACGCATCCGTAAGCAGCGCGAAATGTTGGAACGGTGCAAGGCTGAACTAGCGTCTACCAATCCGACCACGAAAAAATACGCGCAACTGGTCGAGCGGATCGGGCGGTACGAGTCCGAGAAGTTGGCGGAGCCTATTCCGCAGAATGCGCCGGACTTCATCCGTGAGTTCAACTTATCATCGAACGATCACATCGCGTACCTGATTTACGATCGTCTGGGAATTCGCGATCGGACGAAGGAAATCGTCAAGGACAAAAAGAAGGAACGCGCGGTATCGGCGGATGTGTTGCAGCGTTACTTTGACGAAGAGCCAGCGCTTGCGCCTCTCGCCGAATACGCCAAGTACGACAAACTGCTCGGAACCTATGTCGATAAAATTCCGGACGCGGTTGACGTAGATGGGCGGCTGCATACGAAGCTAAAAACCGTATCGACAGGGCGCTATGGATCGAGCAGCTACACGGGGAAGCCGAACCACGTCAAGCCAGAGACAGTAATGGACGAAAACTACCTTGACGCAATGCGAGTGCTAGTTGAGTGTGCAGAGAAGGTGAAAAAAGGGACCAACCTCCAGAATATCCCTTCACGCTTCGAGGAAGGCACTCGCGTGCGAATGACGTTCGAGCCCGCGCCCGGGTATACGTTCCTAGGCAGCGACTTGTCCTCGATTGAGCCGCGCATCCAGGCGCATCGCATGGCGTCCGAGTTCGGCGACGAGATATTCGCGGAGATGTACCGTAAGGGGCTCGACCCATACGTAGAGTTCGCGGCAATTCTGTTCGACGTGGATCGTGACCTGTGCTTTGAGAGTGCGTACAAGTCCGGGTTGGCCTCGGTGCCGTACCGCAAGCTCATGAAAGACATGTTTCTCGCGGAGGGGTACGGTCAAGCGGTCGATCAGTTCGCGAAGACGGCGATCAAGCGTGGTGTGCCCGAAGAGGCAGCGAAACGAGCGTACGCCAAGTTCGACGAGGTGCTACCGGGATTCAAGGGCATGGTCGAAGCCACTTTCGAGCATTTGCGCAAGTACGGATGGGTCGCAACACTGTGGGGCCAGAAGCGGAGATTCCCGCAGTATGTGGCACAGTGGAATCGGCTCTGTGCACTCATGAAGAAGGCGCGAATCAACGGTAAGAACGATCCGGAGTTAGGCAAGAAATCACGCAGACTTACCCGCGAAGAATGCACGGAGTTCTGGCAACTCATCCGCGAAACCGGACGGGCGGAGCGCCAAGCGTTCAACCATACGATCCAGGGTACGGGCGCGAACGTCCTCCAACTGTGTATGATCCGTGCGTATTACGAGTGCGTGCTCCCGCGCGGTTGGGAATTTAACCTGACGCTGCACGACGAGCTGAAGTTTAGCGTGCCAAACGATCAGATGACCCCGGAGTCGGTCGCGTTGCTCGACGACATCATGACGAACACGGTCGAGTTCCTGGTCCCACTGGCGTGTGATTCCGTGATCGAGCCGTGCTGGATGCGCGAAGTAAGTCCCGAAGATTGGTTTAGTTCTGAAGAGGAGGTTGCGTAGATGAAAGAAGGTCTGATTGCGTACATTGACGCGCTAATTGAGCGCTACGACGACCCGGACTTGGAGTATTGCGAAGACCCGTACGATGCCTCTGGCGGAAACTTTGATGATGCGTATGCCCTCGGGATTGATTACGGTGAAAGTACCGGAGCAGTTCGAGTGCTGAACAAAGTAAAAGCGTTTTTGACGAAGGAGGACGATGCCTTATCTCGCAACTAACAACGGATTTCCTGACGATGCTCGACCGTTGGCATTCCGCGCCTGAAGTTTGGGATAACGACCTTGACGCGCAAATCGCCGAACAGCAAGCGCGGATTCTCCGTAGGCGCCGCTACTTCGATTTCAAGGCGCAACCGTACTTTTCGCCATCGAGCGCTAACGCTGACAAACGCGAGCTCTACGAAAAGCTACGCGGAGCCAAGCGCGACGTGCAACCGAAGCCACCGCACCAAGGACGTTGGACGCGATTGGGCACGGCAATTGGCGGAATGATCCAGCGTGACCTTCTGTTCATCGAGCGCCATTACGAGCGGACATTTGGCGAGGCTCCGCCATTCACGGTCGAGCGGACGGCCGAAGGCTATCCGGCCTGGGAGGATTTTGCAACGCGCCTACACGTCGTCGATTACGGCGGGCAGCGATTCGCCCTCTACGGTAAGCCGGACGGAATCCTCCGCTACAAGGACGGTCGCCGGGTGGGTCTCGAAATTAAGTCGAAGCAGACGACCGCGAGTAAGACCGGCTCCATGCGCGAGGCCGAAGGCAAACACGTTGCACAGACGGTCGGCTACTCGGAAATGTACGGATCGGACGCGGAACCGATCGACGACTACCTGGTCGTGTACGTAAACGCCGCGAAAAAGGCGTGGGCGATGACGGAGGATGAGTACGCGAAGAGTCCGGACCTGACCGCCTTCCACGTCACGATCACGCAAGATGACCGGATGGCGCTGCTCGACGAGTTGGCTGGCGTTGTGCGTGCGGTCAAGGACGGGACGCCTCCGAAACTCGACCTCGACTTGTGGACGTTCAATTCGTACAAGACCGCGTGCGCCCTTTCGCTCACAGACGAGGAGTTTGCGGAGATCGGCGGTCAGGTTCGCGCGATGCTTAAGTCGCGGCAACCGGAGTGGCGCAAGCAGCAATATTACGACGCGTACGAGTTTATCAAGGCTCTGCGCGAAAAGGGGGTGGCGTGATGATCGATTATACAAAATTTCCGAAAGCAGCCCTCAAACAGACATTTGTTTTCGGATGGGTGGATGAAGACGATAACGACTTTGTGGTTGATCGTACGGTACTTAGTTCTGGTGATGAGGTATACGTACTAGGGGTCGCATTCTATCAAGACGCAGTAGGCGCGAAGAAAGGCAAAGTATATATCGTATATTCCGAAGAACACCGCGAGGCTACTGTTATGCACGAATGCCATCTGGACATGCCAGAGGTGACCGCCTGATGCCGCAGGTATCCGCCGAATTCATCGACCGTGCTCATGAAATCGAGGAAAAGTACGATGGCCTCCGCGCATCCGTCCACGTCGCCACCGATGACCTGCGCCAACTGGCCGCGACGTTGCATACGGAGGATCACGATAGCATTTACGATACACTCGTGGATATTGCGAAGGCGCTTGAACGGGATGCGGGGATATATCGGAGGGAGGAGACGGAATGAAGCGCTTGAAGATGAAAATCACGATGGATAACGGGGATGTCCGCCAACTTACGAGTGATGACGGAAAGCCGTTTACCGAATTTGTCCGGAACTTTTTCTCGGCGAGATATTTTATCGGGAACGGTCGTGACGAGGCCGGGAATGCCGTAATCGACACGCTAAAGGTCAGCACTATTGAGATCGTGGAGGTGGAGTAGATGCCGAAGTACCGGAAAAAGCCCGTAGAAATTGAGGCGATCCAGTTCGTAGACACGTCCGAACGCATAACGGAAATATCGGATTTCTGCGGCGAGGACATTGGCGTTGACTACAGTGTGAGTCCACCTGTCCTTCGGATATACACGCTGGAAGGTACGATGACTGCGAGCGTTGGCGATTACATTATCAAAGGCGTAAAGGGTGAGTTTTATCCGTGCAAGCCAGATATATTCGCGGAAACGTACGAGGAGGTGGATTAATGTACAGGGTGAAGGTGTTTGCGGGATTTGACGAGTGTGGCTATCTGCTCCGCCCTTGGTCAGATAAGCCTTGGCAGTTTGACACGTACGAGGCGGCACATAGGGCGGCGGAAAAAGCCCGTGAGGGTTCCTCGCTGGGAATCTGGTTCCGCATAGAGGAGGTGACCGCCAATCGCGAAGGATGACGTATACATCGGACTCGACCTCTCGCTCGCCAGTCCCGGGTTCGCTGCGATTGGAGTGCGGAATAGGCGACCGCGACTCCTGGCCGCAACGCACGTACGGACCGGCACGGACGAGAATTACGCGCAAAGGTACGAAGTGATCGAGGCGTTCACGACGCTATTCATCCGCGAACAATTGCGGGCGGGGCCGATCAAGGCGGTTATCCGCGAATCCCTCCCGCCATCCCGTAACGCCCGCCTGCCGCAGACGATTTACGGCGCGTGGGCGGCGGTGGATCGCGGCTTGCACAAGTATGGCGTGGAGGTCGCGGACGTAATTTCGCCGACCGACATCAAAAAACGCATAGCCGGTAGCGGCAAGGCGGAGAAGGCGGACGTGGCGAAGGGCGTGCGGAAATTACTCGGGCTGGCGGAGGACTACCAGTTCGCGACCGACGATGAATCCGATGCGTGCGCGGTGGTGCTGGCGTGGCTGATCGGACAACGCTTGATTGACGGAAAGGGGTCGGAATAGTGGACGATAAACAAAAGTTACTGACAAAGTTAAATGATGCGTTGGAGCGCGTGGACGTGACAATAGAGCAGATTAGCGAGGGAGATCGCACCTTTAGCGAAGTCGGCGAGTATTTTTACGATTTTCTAGGCGACCGAGTTTCAAGCGTGTTAGCAGCCGCAATTGCTTACATTAAGGAGGCGGAATGATGCGCACATTTCTCGCAGGACTCGCGATTGTTGCCGTAACCATCGCGCTATGGTTCGCAGGCGTCTCGATCACGGCATGGCTCGTTTCTACGCTCGTTGAATACCTGTTCGCGGTCGATTTCGGATTCTGGAAGGCGTTCGCGGCGGTCCTGTTGCTTGGCGTAATCAGCAACGTGGCGTTCAGCGGTCTGCGCCGCAAGACGAAGGAATGACGCGCAGGTTCGACGACTGGTCGGCGCCATTCGCCGTCCGCAACCTCCGGTATCTTCGCGACGAACTCGCGGAGGTCGAGCGGATGATACCGGAAGCCCGGCGGAGGTACTTCGACCTAGTAACACGTAAGCACGCGCTGATCGACGCGATTGACGACAATGAACGCTATCTACGCGAAGGAGACGATGTGGACGCATGAGTGCTAAACTACTGACAGACGAGTTTATCGGAAAATACCCGGAAGCCCCCGCGCACATGAACGAGCTGGCAACGTTTGTCTACTACCGTACGTACTCGCGCTGGCTGCCGGAGAAGGGGCGACGTGAGAATTGGCGCGAGACGTGCCGCCGGGCAGTCGAGTATAACGTGGGGCTGGCCGCCAAGCATTACGAGAAAATCGGGTACGCCGTGCCGTACGAGGAATTGCGGGCGGAGGCGGAAGCGCTGTTCGATAACATGTTCAATCTCCGCCAGTTCTTGAGCGGACGGACGATGTGGGTCGGTGGTGCGGACGGGGGTGTTGCGGAGAAATATCCGCTGGCGAATTTCAACTGCTCGTTCGTCAACATCCGTTCGTGGGCGGACATGGGCGACCTCTTCTATTTGCTGCTCGTCGGCACCGGCGTCGGATTCAAGTGTACGAAGGAGATGGCGGCAAGCCTCGCGCCAATCCGTGCGAACGTGACGCTGATTAACGCGCCGTACGAGCCGGTTCCGAAAGAGCGCCGCCTTGAACGGACGAAGATCACCGAACTCGATAACGGATACGCGAAAATCTACGTTGGCGACTCGAAGGAGGGCTGGGTCGAAGCCCTGCGCTACTACTTCGACGTCCTGACGGAGCCGCGTTACGAGCACGTCCACACCGTGAAAATCTCGTACAACTCCGTCCGACCGAAGGGCGAGCGTCTGAACACGTTCGGAGGCACCGCGTCTGGTCACGAACCACTCGCGGAGATGTTCGCCGGGATCGACCGCGTACTAAAAAACGAGATTGATCCGTCGCTAGAGCCGCTAGAACCCGTACTTACTTGCCAGCACGACGATGAAGACGACGATTGCGGAAGGGACACCGGGTACCGCCGCGTCCGTCCGATCCACGTCCTCGACATCGGAAACCTCATCGGCGCGAACGTTGTGGTTGGTGGTGTACGTAGAACCGCCGAAATCTTCCTGTTCGATGCGGACGACTACGAATGCTTGCTCGCCAAGTACGGCATTAACGGATTCTGGACGGAGGAGCAGCTCGCGCAACACCGGAAGGTCGGCGAAATGCTGGCAGCAATCGGCAAGAAACCGGATTGGTTCGATGGCATTGCGAAGATCGGGGACGGGCGCTGGGGACTCGATCATCGCCGGATGAGCAACAACTCTATCGCGTTCGAGACGAAGCCGGATCGCGAAACGTTGAATCTCGTGTTTGAGATCATGAAGGGCGAGGGCGAGCCGGGCTTCATCAACCTGGAAGAAGCGCGGAGAAGGCGTCCGAACGCGGAAGGGCTTAATCCCTGCGCGGAAATACTGCTAGACTCGTACGGAGTCTGCAACTTGACCACGGTCAACTTAATGCAGTTCGTCCGCGAGCACGAAGGCGGACGCTACCTCGACATTCCCGCGCTCATTGACGCGCAACGCCGTTCCGCCCGCGCTGGCCTCCGCATGACGCTGGTCACGCTCGAACTCCCGCATTGGGACGCGGTTCAGCAGCGCGATAGACTTCTCGGTACATCGCTAACCGGCGTCAAGGATGCGGTAGCCGCCGCTGGGCTCTCCGAGCGCCAAGAGCGCGACCTCATCGAATTGCTCGGCGCTGTCGCACGGCAGGAGGCGGATAAATACGCGAAGGAGCTCCGTGTCAATGCGCCACTCCTCGTAACGACGGTCAAGCCGGAAGGGACGCTATCACAGGTCGCGGGCGGAGTCTCGTCCGGACTCCACTGGTCGCATTCTCCGTACTACATCCGCCGCATCCGCATCAACGCTGCCGACCCGCTGGCTCGCGCCGTCATCGACCTCGGATGGCCGGTTCATCCCGAAGTGGGAACGCCGGGCGAGACGGAGGCCGAACGGATGGCGAACGCGCGAACCCTCGTCATTGACTTTCCGGTCGCGTCCGGTGCAACTCGTACGAAAGACGACGTGAGCGCGGCGGAACAGTTCGAGACGTACTTCCGGTTCCAGCGCTACTACACCGAGCACAACTCGTCCAACACGATCACGGTGAGACCGCATGAATGGCCGGAGGTCGAACGGATCGTGTACGAAAACTGGGACGATTTCGTCGGCGTATCGTTCCTCGCGCTCGATGGCGGAACGTATCAGCTCGCGCCGTACGAGGCGATTACGCGTGAACAGTACGAGGAGATGGCCGCGAAGATGCGTCCGTTTGATCCTGCGGTGTTGCAGCGGTATGAGACAACGGGCGAGAGCGATTTGGATGGCGCGGACGGGTGTGACGCAGGAATTTGTCCGATTCGATAAAGGCGGGCGCTTCGGCGCTCTCCGGCTTCGGCCGGGAATAAAGCGGGAGGTGGCGAGGTAGATGGAGATTTTGCACACTTTCGTCAAAGCGGACGACGTGGCCGGGTTGATAGTCGCCCCGTCCGTACTAGGCGTGATGCTCGGGCTCTTCTCGTGGTTTTATTACAACGAGAACAATCGGTTCCGCAGCGCTGTATGCGCGGTGATCGGGGTGGTACTCGTACTCTTCGCGGCAGCAGTAGTCCGAGCACACATATCCGGAGAATTCGACCGCACGTACCACGAAGTCCTCATCACGGACATGTCCGCCTTCGACACGTCCAAGTACGAAGTCGTCGAGCAGCGCGGAAAGATTTTCGTTGTCCAGGAGGTGGCACGATGACGATATTGAACGGAGGTGGTGCGCAAGTGAACGTAAAAGTAAAAGTAAAACGGCTGCACCCGGACGCGGTGATTCCGCAATACGCAACGGCAGGCGCGGCAGGATTCGATCTTGTGGCGGTCGAGGACGTCGTTATCAAACCGAAGGAGACGGCGAAAGTTCCGCTGGGGCTGGCGTTCGAGATTCCGGAGGGTTACGAACTGCAAATTCGCCCGCGATCCGGAGTGAGTGCGAAGACAAAGCTGCGCGTAAGCAACGCGCCGGGTACGGTAGACGCTGATTTTCGCGGTGAAGTTTGCGTGCTGGTTGATAACATCGCGCGAGGCGAAGGTCCACACAAGACCATGAGCTACAGACTACTGGACGGCTCAACTCAACCTACGGAAAAAGAGTGGCGTTGTGGGTACGGTGACCGGGAGTACGAGTCCAGGAAAGAGGTGCCGGAAGGGACGTACCTCATCCGCAAAGGCGACCGGATTGCTCAAGGCGTACTCGCGAAAGTCCCACGGGCGGCGTTCGTTGAGGTGGCGGAGTTGGACGAGACGGAGCGCGGGGCTGGCGGATTTGGAAGCAGCGGAATTCGGGCGGAGGTGAGTGAATGATGCCCGTAATTACATTTGAAGAGTGTGACGATTGGGGTGCGCGTTTACTCCTTGACGGAGAAGTGGTCGCGGAATACACGCAGATAGAGCCGGACGTGCTCCGTGCACTCCTAACGCGGCTTGGCGTTGAGTGCGAAATTGAAATGCGATGGGAGGACGAATAGGTGGCAGAAACGCAAATGTCCGTCATGCTAACCGCACACACTCGCTTGAGCGACGAATTTAAACGGCACCTATACGTTAGTACGCGTTCTGACACGATGTCCTTCCGTCACGTCGCGTCAGCAGCCGAGGACAGCGGTTACGTGCCGACAGAGGGCGCAGCAACTGACGGCCAAGCCGTAGCCCTCACCGCAATCCGCACGTGCTACTCCGCGAACAAACCGTCCGAAATCGTGGCGCTTGAAGGCGAAAAATACTTCGGTCAATCCGCGTCCGATGGCGAGGGCGGCACGGAAGCCGACCGCCTGTTCCGCCATATCACACGGTCGGGCCACACGAGCACCCTCGAGCACATCACGTATACGTTCGCGATTGAGGGCGTATCCCGTGCGCTGCTGGCGCAATTGACGAGGCACCGCGTAGGGTTCTCGTTCAGTGTCCAGTCGCAGCGCTATGTGCGGATGGGATCGGGAGATAAGTCGGGCGGGTTCGATTACGTTGTTCCTAACACGGTAAAAACGAGTCGATTTACAAGAGAACGATATGACTCCGCGATGCAAACGCTACAGGAAACGTACGACATGCTCCGCGAGTTCGGAGTCCCCGCCGAAGATGCTCGCATGGTCCTCCCGAACGCAGCCGCGACCAACCTGACGATGACGGCAAACTTGCGTGCGCTCCTCGATTTCTACGGGAAAAGGCGCAAGGGGCGCGGGGCCCAGCGCGAAATAACCGAACTGGCGGAACGCTTGCGCGAGGCGGTCGTCGCGGTCGATCCGTGGGTACAGCCTTACTTTGACGCTACTTGACGGGGAGGTGACGCCCATCCTAACGCTACTATCCGCACTCTACACGCTATCAGCGTTCGCCGCGCACGCACCTCCGCCCACACTCGCCACCTACGAAGTCACCGCGTACAGCGTCGGAGACGACTTTACGCCAACGCACGGAATCACCGCATCCGGCGCACGAGTCCGCGAAGGCGTAACCGCCGCCTGTCCGCCGGAGCTCCCGTTCGGCACGCGCGTCCATATCGAAGGCGTAGGCGAGCGCGTATGCCTCGACCGGGGCGGTGCGATCAAGGGGCGGAGGCTTGACGTGTATATGACGGACCGTTCGGAAGCGCTGCGATTCGGACGAAAGAAGGCGCTAGTGCTGGTTCGCGTGAAATAGGCGATCACGCGACCGAGTAAATACGAAAATAACGGAGGTATATGATATATGACGAAACAAGCGAATGTGACGGTTTTGACGGATGAGAACGGCATGCAGCGCGAGTATGCCGAGGTTAAACGGAAGGCACGCGTTGGGGATCGCGTGAAAATCACGGAGGAGTTGATGCTTGGAGAACGCCACGCTGGAGAGGTGTATACGGCTATCCGGAACGATGGGGGTAGCCTAATCGACACCGACGGTGAGTGGAACGACGGGTCTGTGCTGAATCTTAACCATGACGAATACGTAGTCCTCGAACCGACCGGAATCGTCATCATCGACGGCGCGCGGTATCGCGAGGAGAAGCGGAAGGCGGCGGCGGGTGATCGGATTTTGATTACGGGATTGAGCGTGGACGACGATATGTATCGCAACGGTGACATGTTTACAGTCGCGCGACTTGATTCCGACGGGGATGCGCGAGTCAACATCGACGAATATGAGGACGTGTGCGTCACAGACGACGAGTACGTAGTCCTCACGCCTATTAACGATACATCCGCAGACCGCATCGCTTCGCTCGAACGCCGCGTAGCCGAGTTGGAGGCGCGATTAGCTCCGGCTACGATCAACGTCAGTATCCCGCAGGTAACCGTCAACGGGACGGTCGATGACGTGGCCCAAGCGGTTGCGGACGTGATGAAACGCGGGCTAACGAAAATGAGCGCGCAAGAGTTCGTTTCTCGTGCGAAGGAACTCCTGGGACTAACGAAGTCACCGCAGCAGCTCCGCGACGAGATCGTGGAACGAGCGAAACGGGATGTGACGGAGTTGGTTGAGCACTTCGCGGAATCTACCATCGAGGAAGTCGAGTTCGTAGTCAACCGCAACAAACGTACAATCGTTGCCCTCCTGAAATACTGCGGAACGGTCACGAACCGAGGAATCGCCAAATGCGCGCCAGGCGACGTATTCAACGCGCATATCGGTCGTGCCATTGCGTTGCGCCGAGCGTTAGGGCTCCCGGTGCCTGACGAATACTTGAACGCGCCGCAGCCGACGGAGGTACGTGTGGGGGATGTCGTGCAAGTCACGGAACCTGGACTAATTACTGGCGCAACGATGATAGTGACGAAGTTTGAGCCGAAATTTGATTTATACGGAAAAGGGAAAGCGTTTAGACATACGTACGATAGCGGATGGTTGGGCGTCGAACAGGTGAAGATCATCGACGACTCCCGCGGAGAAACGGAGGTGTCCGCCTGATGGCTAACGCCTTGACACCGCTAAAACTCGCCCTAACCGGCCGGATGCGCTCCGGCAAGGATTCGGCCGCGGCGTACCTCACGCAACAGTACGGATTCGTCCGGTTTGCATTCGGCGACGGCATCCGCAAGGTCTGCCGCGAGCTGTTCCCGGACCAAATGGCGCAAGCCCACAAGCCCCGCGCGCTCCTGCAAGGCGTGGGGCAGGCGATGCGGGCGTTCAACCCGGACGTTTGGGTGAACGCGACCATGCGAGATATTGTGGATTACAGGCTACAACAAACGGATATGCGGCGTATTCCGAACATCGTAATTACCGACCTTCGACAGCCTGACGAATATGACCGCCTCCGTTCCGAAGGCTTCGTCATCATCCGCGTGAACGCTTCGGACGAAACGCGAATCCAGCGAATGATCGACGCGGGCGACACGTTCGATGACGGCGCGCTCACGCACGAAACCGAGCAGCACGTCGATTCGTTCGCGGTCGACTACGAGATTGATAATAACGGGAGCCTGGCGGAGTTGTACGCGCAGGTGGACGAGATTATGGCGGATATTGCCGGGAAGGTGGCGGGGTGAATGAAGAAATATCGCGTAACATTTCACTATGTCGGAGGAGGTTCTTGTAGCACTGATATGGTGGCGAAACGTGTAACCGATCTACCCAACCAATGGAGTTCCTGCGCGTTGCTGACGATAGTTGACCAGTCCAACCCAGATAACGGCACGCTTACCGTCAATATGCGCAATGTCGTTTCGATCTCCTATCGACTGAAAGAGGAGGCCGCCGAATGATCCGCTCTCGCGGCGCAAATCTCGACGACATCCTACGCTATTACTACGAAATGGGCTATTTTCGCGGACGAGCCGACGCGCTCGACGGCCGCCCGTACGACGCCCGGCTGCCAAACGAGAGGCCTATTCCGACGCCTTCTTCCGCTTCTTCCTCGGAGGAACAACGTCCGGATGCGCGGTGGGCGGGGCCTCCGTCTCCTGGTGCCTGAATGCGTACCAGTTGTTCTGACGCTCGATGTACACGTACTTGCCGAGCTTTGGTTTGTGCTTGCGCATAAAACCGCGAGCCACCGCGTAGTAACGGTTGCGGTCGAACGTGGCCGGGATAACGTCGTCACTGACGCGAACCTCGCCCGGACGCGCAAGTCCGATATTGCCCGTGTCCGGATCGTAGGCGATGTGCGCTTTAAACGGCGTGCCTTTGACTACACCGAACTTTTTACGTAATGCCGCGTTCATATAAAGCCGACCGAAATGGTCGAGCGTAATGGCGGGTAAGTCGTCGCCAACGCGAAAGCTGTACGGGATAAACGGCATGGGGCAATTCCTCCGATTCTGACGAGTGTTCTACGTACCATTATACGTGAGAATGCGCGAAACATGCAAGGAACGAAAGGGGACGATGGGTTGACGAAATTTGACGCAACACCTCAACTTCCGCCGAACGGCCTCACCGTAGCGGAACTCTTCGCAGGTGGCGGATTGATGGCGGTCGGACTGAAATCCGCCGGATACGACCTCGTTTGGGCGAATGACTTCGACAAGAACGCGGTCAAGGCGTATCGCCACAATCTCGGCGATCACATCGTACACGGCGATATTACCGCGCTCGACATCGACAGCATACCGGACGTGGACGTGATTGCAGGAGGGCCGCCGTGCCAGGACTATAGCGTCGCGGGAACCGGCGCGGGCGAGAGCGGAGAGCGCGGCAAACTCGTATGGGCGTACCTGCGGATTATCGAAACGAAGCGCCCGAAAGCGTTCATTTTCGAGAACGTGAAGGGACTAATCATGAAAAAGCACCGCCCAACATTCGACTCGCTGCTCGAACGGTTTGCCGCGATTGGTTATACGGTAAGCTGGCGGCCGATCAACGCTTGGGACTACGGTGTGGCGCAGAAACGGGAGCGCGTGTTTATCGTGGGCATCCGCGAAGACCTCGGATTCACGTTCGAGTTTCCCGAGCCATCGGCGGAGTACTACCGGACGCAAGTGTTACGCGATGTGATCGGAGACTTGCCGGAGCCGTCCGAATACTACTACCGTCATCCGCGCAACTATGATCGTCGAGCAGTTTATAGCATAGATGAGGTCGCGCCAACTGTCCGTACAGTGAACCGCCCTATGCCGGATGGATACAAGCCACACCCGGAGGATGCTCATGTGACGGTAGAGATTGCGAAACATAACCCGCAGCCATTGAGCGAGAAGGCGCTCGAATACCCGCATCGCGATCCGCGTCACCTGCAAAAGCATCGTCCGCCTACGGAAGATGAGCCTAGTCCAACGCTGCCGGCCGTGTTGCACAAGGGCGTTCCGTACGGACTGTTCTATCCACCGAACCACGTACAAACGCAGGCAACAACGGTGAAACCGCATCAACGTTTGTCCAATCAACGCGGGTACGTTGCCGATATGGACGGTCCGGGTCGCACCGTCAATACCTGCCGATTGGATCACGCGGAAATCCACCCGCAGCAACCACGCCGATTTACCGTCCGCGAGTGCCTCCGTATCCAATCCGTACCCGACTGGTACGTACTGCCGGACGACCTCTCGTTATCCGCGCAATACCGGATCGTCGGCAACGGAGTGGCGTCGCGTGTGGCGTATTTACTCGGAGTCACCCTAGCGGAACAACTCCGCACCACAACGGAATCAAGCGCAATAGGCGAGCGTTTGATTTCGGACGACAGCGGAAGGGAGGCGGTTTGATTGCCGTACTACGACCTGCTTACAAAAGAGCACTCGCGCCTTGGTAAGGCAGATATTATTGCTTTGGAAGTGTGGCATAAGACAGCGTCTCTTGAAGAAAAGGAGCAGCGCACCCTCACTTTCATCGAGCAGGCTATTATGAAAGTACAAAATGACTACGGAGACAATGCTCGAATCGTCGTCTCCTGTTCGTTCGGGATCGACTCGATAGTAACTCTGCACCTCGTTAAAAAAGTTGCGGAAAAACTCGGGATTGCGTTTGATGTCGTATGGAACAACACGTTAAACGAGTATCCACAGACACGGAAATACGCGAGGGAACTATCGGAGGCGTGGGGCCTCAATACAATAGAGGCACGGCCGCTTACTACTTTGACGAAAGTATACGAAGAGAATGGAGTAGACTCGCTATTTAAGCGCAAAGGAGATCGCTCCGACGGAAAGCCGGTTATCGAAAAGTGCTGCCATCACTTGAAACACCAGCCGATGCGGAAGGCAATCCGCGAACATGGCTGGCACCTGATGTTCAACGGAGTACGTGCGGGCGAGTCGCGCCAACGATGGATGTCCGCGCGTCGCGACGGTGAAATCTACTACTCGCGCTCCGAGTGGAAGACGTGGGTGGCCCGGCCGATCTTGTGGTGGACGTCGCTCACCGACTCGTTCAACTACGGGAACAATCGACAAGAGGACGTATGGGACTACGTTAAGAAGTTCGCAATCCCGTACAATCCGATCTACGACATGAACGCGGTCATTGATGATAAATATAGCGGGAACGCGCTCGTGGTTGACCGCGAGACGGCGCAGGAATTGGCGGCGCAAGGCTACAACGTATTTATGCCGCGCACCGGTTGTCAAGCGTGCCCGATTCCGATCAAACGCGGGTACCTCCGCTATTTACGCCAGGTGTTCCCGCGAGTGTTCCGCGCGATGCTGTTCCAACTCGGGTTTGCGCGCGTACTATTAGCGGAGATGGACGAGGATGAGCGAGAGGCGCTGATTCGCGAAATGAGTGCGTTCGGAGTCGTGGACGAGCCGACACAAGACGCGATAATTGAGCGTTTGGAAATGGTATTGAAACTGCGGCCGTGTGCGTTCGATAGCGTCGGTACGGGACATCGAAAAAAACGAAAGAAACTCTCGGAAGAAGAGAAGCAGAAAGTAGCGGAGCTTGCGGAGAAATCGCATCGAGACGCGCTAGAGGCAGAAAGCATTCACTATGGTCGGAAGGTGATCCGCTGATGGGCGCATGTGCCGTTGATACGACGAAAGGACACCGCGAGTACAGCGTGAGATACGCGCTGAACGATCGCCACGGCGTTGACGCGCTCCTCTCGGACTTCCACCGGCTGGCCTCGCGTCGGTTCGAACGCGGCGATTACGCGGCGTGTGACGTGCTGATCGACTTGGCGAGCGCGATAAAAGCGGCGAGGTTAACGGAGAGGCAACGGGAGGCCCTGCGCTTGTATTACGTCGAGGACTTGACGCTTGAGGACGTAGGCGCACGGATGGGCCTCGAAAGCGGACGGAAGCGTGCAAGTCGGTTGGTGATAACGGGATTGAACCGGATAGCAGCGGTGTACGCGCGGTGGAATTATGGGGAGTTATCACGAAAGCAACTATGGGAGGGCGCCGTCGAGCGCAACAAAACTCGAGGACACCGCGATAGAGACGGTGAAGACGGAGGACTACAAGGAGGAACTTACGCATGAGTAAACGCAGAACCACCGAATCTACTAGATACTTTCGCGGTCACGCCGACTACAAGGCGGTCTTTTCCGAGGCGGTCACGGAGTTAATCGCAGCCAACCGCGCCAACCCCATTCCGCGACCCGAACGAAGGGCCCTGATCGAGGCCCTTACGGACGAGTACGTCGCCTCAACGGGCGAGCGTCCGGATGTGGCGGAGCTTGACCGTCTGGCGGACGCGCTGTTGTACGAGGAGTTGACGGACAGACACCCGGACAAGGTGACGCGCGAGGAGTACCCGATTATGAGCGAGACGCAGTTGGCACGGCGGCAAAACGCGAGCGCTCCGTTACATGCGGCACATTACGAGGCGACTGACGGGCGGAATTATCGGGTGCCGACGCGGAGAAGGCGGTCGGACTACGAGAATATGTTCGTGGATAGGATCGCGAAGGTACGGAACAAAGAGCGGAAACGGCAATACGCGAAAGATACGCGGGCGAGCGAAGTGACAACGTACTATATCGGTAACTAGCGACTTGCCTAACGGTGGTTAACATTGGAGGTGGAAAGACGCCGCAAGAGGACGCGCCGATGAACCGTTAGGGGAGGCGCGCAAATCATACAGTGCCCATCGCGGCCACATAACGGAGTCGGCTACGGCTGGCTCCGGTTCCGCCGGTCACCACACGTATGCGACCGTCAGCGCACGGGCCGTAGCGCCCTGCGCAACTGAGCGCAAACTGACGGAGTCTTTGATCCCGGCTTTCCGCGCTGTTGAGCCGTAATCAATGGCGCTTATTTCGCAAACAAAACGAAGGACATCGGTTGCGTGCCGGTGTTTTTCTTTTTGTTTGCGCAAAGGCGCGGCATATGAAGAAAGCCGACCGCGCCTATTCTATCCACAAGGGAGAGGGTACGTATGGGTAAATTGTTAAGCAAGAGCACGGGAGCACACGCGAAGGAAACCGCGTGGTCAATGCGGACGAACATCCTGTACGGTCTATTTGACCTCGGCCGCCTAATCATCGACAACGAACGTAAACTCCACGCGTTCCACAACGAGATCGCCGCGCTGTGCAATGCGGCGTACGACCGCGTAAAGCATGACGTGGAGGAGCACGGAATGGTAGAGTTAACGGCCGTCCGCGGTCATTTTGGCGTTTATCAACTGGACACGCCGTACGATGAGCGCCTGAAACCGACCACTTCGCTAATGGCCGGATTGGAGGAACTCCTCACGTTCATGTACGGAGACGGTCCGGAGTCCGTACGCAAGGTCGGCGGATTCTTGCAACGGGCGCAGGCGGTCATTGACGGACAGTTCCGGGCGCATTACGAAGGCGTTGCGGAACCTACAGATGATGAGATCATCGCGATGAATACGCAATACTAGCGCGACCTATCCGGGCGTCGGGCGGAATCGTCCGGCGTCCTAGAGTGCGGGAAACTGCGCCATACAAAACGAGGAGGACGATGACTGACGATGGAAAAACGAAGAGTGGACGATCTGATCGCGTATCTCGACCGGCTGATTACGCTAGACGCGAACGAATACCGGACTACACGAGAGATCACGAATTGTCTGACGGAGATTCAGCGGGAGCTGCGGATTGGTCCGTGGGACAAGGCGTACACCTGCGAGGTTCCGGCGGGTATTGCGCTGGAGCTTGACGGTACGGTTATCGCGGGTCCGGCGACTGCGTATGTTCTGCCGCGAGGTGATCGCGGTTGACATTCCCGCTACCGCTTGATCTGCGCGATGACGAACGGTTCCGCCCGTTCTGTCGTTGGTGTGGCGCGGAATTGTCGGATCGCCGCCGGAGGTATTGCGGAAAGGACCACGAAGGCCAGTGGGTGGCGGAGGTGCTCTTGCGTGAGGCGTTTTGGTACCAACGGAAAAAGGCGCTAAAACGGGACAATTACGAGTGTTCCCATTGCGGGATCAGTGAGCGCGAGCATAAACGCAAGTACGCGCAGGGCCTTCACGTTCACCATATTATCATGCGGAGTAATGGCGGGAGCAACTACGTAGACAACCTACTAACGCTCTGCCGCGACTGCCATATCGAGGTACATTCCTAACCACAGAGGGAGGTGCGGGTGAGTGAGTCAATACGTAGACAGAGAGACGGGCGAGATCGTTGACGTGATCGAATCCGGTCACTTCCACAACGGAACGGACGAAGCACGGAAAGTCGTCGTAGAGGTCGCGCCGGGACAACGCGTAAGGCCGTTCCGACCGAAGAAGTTCGAGAAGATGCACGAGTTCACAATGGTATTTCACGCGAGTAACCGGGAGATGGTGCGGAATAAACGGTTGTCTGACGATGAAAAATCGTTACTATTTTCGATCCTCATATTCCTGGACTACGACCAGTACGTAAAGGACGAGCAGTCTTTCTACTTTAACGTTAACCGCGTGGCCGAACTCATGGGATGGAGCAGACAGCGGGCGGCTCGCGTACTTGACGGACTCACTTCACGGGACAAGCGGCTATTGGGGATGACGAAGATCGGGCGCGAAAAATACTACATGCTCAATCCGAATTTTATATACCGGGGAGATACGAGCGTGCTCGCAACGGCCGTAAAACTGTTCGAGCAGGCGGCGATTGATAACGAGGGTGATGGGGATATTACGTAAACAATATGTTATGCCAGCGTAACATATATGTTATGCCAGCGTAACATATCCGAAAGGCAAAACCGCATAAGGGCGTGGTTTCTGGCGTTTTCCCTTTCTTATCCCATAAAGACGACGGCTGACGCCGACACTGCGGCTAACGCCTTGTGTTATCGCGAGTAAGATATGAATACCAATTATGACGCGGAGTATGTGGCTACCGAGGCGGCTTGTCCGCCGAAGGTCGCAAGGCCAAGGGCCGCCGCGTTTTATTTTTTGTATCATTAACTAACGGAAGGAGGCGCAATCTACACGATGGCTAAACGTTTAACACCGGAACAGTACATCGCTATCGGTTATCTCGCGCAACCGCAACAAGGCGGTAAGACACACGCTGAGATCGCGAAGGAATGCGGAGTATCAGAGCGTACGATCTACAACTGGAAGAACGATCCCGCGTTCGAACGCGAACTGATCGCGCAGATGAGGCGGAACGTTCGCGATATGATCCCGGCTGTCAACAAAGCAATGTATGACACCGCGATCAAGGAAGGGAACGCGGCGGCTGCCAAGCTCTTGTATCAGCAGGTCGGACTCCTTACGGATAAGGTCGAAGTGGAGACGAAGGCGAGCGGTGAGACACCGGACCTGGACGAGCTGAAACGGATGGTCGCTGAAATTGACGAGTGAGGACGCGCTCTAATGAAGAGACGGGAATGACCGGTTGCGTTCCGTTTCACGGGCGGCCGTTTACATCCGCTGCACGCTCCCGGCGCGTGACCCCTCCGAAAACTTTCGCTAGCACCGTTATCCTACGTGCATAAACGATGTATAAACGGTCGGGAAATAAAAACGGTCGGATCGCGTTAACCCGCGCCGTTATGCGATTTGCATAAACGCTGCATAAACGGTAATTACGTGCGATTGCGCAAACCCGCGCCACTACTGCGTTTGTGAGAACGGGCTGAGTCCGATAATCGGCTTTATGGTAAACCGTTAGTGCATACGGGTGCATAACGGAATGGGTACGATTTAGCGGAGGGGGCCACCACCCCCGGCACCCCCTCTTTGCCCCGTCGACAGGCGCCGGAAAAATCCGCGCATCAAAAATTAACTTTGACTTTATTACGCTAAAGAAAGGAGCGGTGTCCCATCGCGTGGGTAAACGGTAAATGGATCGGACGTGATGCGCGCCAGGAAATGATCGATACCCTGCGGTTGGGTCGCGATAAACTCCGCAAGAAACTCGAAGCGGGCACGATAACGGCGGACGAGGCCGTCCGACTCCGCGATTGGATTACGGAAATCAAACGTCTCGAACGTATTCACCGCGCCGAGGTCGACCTCCTCTACTTCGCGTACGAATATTTCGGTGAAATGTACAACCCGGACAACTCCGGTAACTGGATTCCGTGTCCTATCGAAGAGGCTCCGGCCTTCCACCACGAACTATGCGACGTCATGAGCGCGGTATCCACCCGAGATTTCAACGCGAAAATCGGATGGGCCGCGCCACGTTCGCACGCCAAATCGTCGTATCTGTCGAAGGCGTTCCCGTTGCACGAGATCGTGTTCCGCAAGCGTCAGTACATCATTATCATCTCCGAGACGCCAGCGGTCGCGACGTCAAACCTCGACTGGCTCGCGAATCAGTTGAAATCGAACGCGAAACTCCGCGCGGATTTTGGCCCGTTGCTCCACCCGAAGCAGCAGGTGAATCCGAAGGATAACACGTCCGAGTTCATCGCGTGGGAAGCGCGAGATAACGATGAGCAGCGGCTCCTGACGCTCGTACAGGCGGCATCTACCGGACAGGCGCTTCGCGGTCGGAACTGGAACGGATACCGTCCGGACTTGATTATATGCGACGACCTAGAGTCGAAGAAGAATACGAATACGGCCGAACTCCGCCAAGAGATGCGTGACTGGTTTACGCAGACGGTCATGCCGTTGGGCGACCCGGCCGGAAAGAAGACCGCTATCGTATTCATGGGAACGATGGTTCACGCGGAGTCGCTCTTGCGGTACGTACTGGATCGTGCCGACTTCAAATCGCGCTTGTTCAAAGCGTTAATTGACGAGCCGGAGCGGATGGACCTGTGGGAGAAGTGCCGCGACATCTATCTCAACGCGGAAAACCCTAACCGAGCGGACGATGCGGAGGCATATTACCACGCAAACAAGGCAGAAATGGATCGCGGTGCTTCCGTACTGTGGCCGGACGTTCAGCCGTTGTGGAAACTGATGAAATGGAAGTGGGACAACGGCTCGAAGGCGTTCTCGACCGAGTATCAGAACACGCCAATCGACGAAGAATCGCAGATATTTGTGCCGGACAAATTCCGCTATTACGACGAGTCGGACTTGATCGGTCTATCACTCGAAGTTTACGCGTTTTGGGACATTGCGTTCGGGAAATCGAAACGGGCGGACTATAACGCCATTGTTTCGGTAGGCCGCGATAGGAAAACCGGCATCCTCTACGTACTGGACGCGTGGGCCAAGCGGTGCCCGGCGCACGTAGCGTTGGAGGAGGCGGTCGAGAAGATCAGGGAGTTCGGTCACCGGTCGTTTGGCGTTGAAACCGTCCAAGCGCAGCACGACCTCTACCGTCAATTACAGGAGCGGTTAGGTCGCGAACGGATTTACGGAACGCGCCTAAAGCCTATTATCTCGCGCAAGAAAAAAGAGGAGCGGATCGAATCGCTTGAGCCGTTGGTCGAAAACGGCTTTTTGCGTTTTAACCGTAGCCACCGATTGCTTATCGAACAACTCGAACATTTCCCCGGAGGTACGTACGATGACCTGCCGGACGCACTTGCGGGAGCGGTCGATTTAGCAGGCGGAACACGACCGAAACGACGCGCCTTCTACACGAAACCAAACGGACTATAACGGAGGTGGAACGACTGTTTACGATAGGGGAATACTTCCCGCCGCTAGAACACGAAAAGCGGATCAAGCGTTACCGCGACAATAAAAAGCTGGCGCAGGGACTTCATCACGACGTTTTCGAGCGAGTTCATAATCGATTATCGAAAACGCAGCGTGACCTCATCTACATTTCCGCGAACCTTCCGGGCGTTATCGCTAAGAAGAGCGCGGATTTTTTGTTCGGAGAAACGCCGACCATTTCCGCAGGTAAAGAGAGTTCGGCAGAGCAAGCTGCAATCGAGCGATTGATCGAGGAGAACGACCTCCACATTACGAACTACGAGGCGGCACTCGGCAACTCCTATCGCGGGGACACGTTTTACAAGATCAAGTGGGCGCAGACCTGGCGCGGACAGCTTCCGGAAACGGTCGATCCGTTCCGTCCAGTTATCGAGGTGCAGGACGCAAGTTACGTTTTTCCGGAAACATTGCCAGGGAACAAGAAGTGTATCGTTGCGTATCACATCGCGATCCCTATTCCGGTAGGTGACGAGCGTAACCTCGAATGGATTCTGCGAGTGGAGTCGCATTATCCCGGCAAGATCGTAAAGCGGCAGTTCCGTATGACGGCGTTAAATACGGACGTGGATAGCGAAGTCGTGTCATGGAAGATTTACGCGGAAATCACGGAGGCGCGGGAAGAAGTTGAAACGGGTGTCCCGTATCCGCTAGTCGTTCACGTACCGAATTTCGCGTTCGATGATTCATGGGAAGGCGTAGACGACTTGACCGAGCATATTTCGCTTTTTGACGAGATCAACAATCGCTTGAGTCAGATCGCGGTTATCCTCGATAAACACGCGGACCCTGCAATCGCGATTCCTTCTGGATTGATGGAGGTCGACGAGAACGGAAGGCCGTTTTTCCATGTTGGTTCGATGAAAGTGTTCGAGGTTGATGGCAAGGAAGATGCCCCTCCGAAGTACATCACCTGGGACGGCCAACTAGACGCCGCGTTCAAGGAATTGGAGCGCTTGATTGACTTACTACTGACTGCTGCTGAACTACCGGCCGTAGCTCTCGGCAAAGACAATTCGGGCACGAGCGGGGCCTCCGGTCTCTCGATCAAGTGGCGGATGAATAGTCTGCTCGCGAAGATTAATCGCAAGCGCCAGTATTACGACAAGGGGCTAAAGAACGTCCTTTACATCTCTCAGTTATTGGAACACGCCCAATCGCCAAATAAACTCGATTACAAGCCGACATGGCCGAAAATCAACTTCAAGGACGGACTGCCGGACGATGACATGGAGATGGCGAACATCATGAGCGTAAGGACAGGCGGAAAGGCAACTATTAGCCAACGTACGGCGATCAAGATTCTCGATGGACTGACGGACGAGCAGGTCGAGGAAGAATTGAAACGGATCACGGCGGAAGAAGGGTTCGTCGACTCGTCCGTTTTTAATGAACCGGGAGGTGGCGCTCGTGAATCGGTTTAAAGCCGCTGTAATCGCGCTGGCTCTCGCAATCACCCTTTGGTACAACGCGAAGGTGGGGCGGTAATCCATGCGCCAGCCACCTGAACCCAACTACGAATACGAAATCGCCCGCCTCGTATCCGCGTACACGAAGGCCATGTACCGGATCGCGACCGAACTCCAACGCTTGGACGTTACGGACATCACCCGCGCCAATTCAGCGGCCGCACTCGCGGAAGTCGTCCGCATCCTCGCGGAACTCAACGGACAGTCAGCCGAGTGGGTGACACGCAATCTTCCAATCGCGGCTGCGGACGGAGTGGCGGCGGCCATCTACGCACTCGGTGTCGCGGATACGTTCGAAGAGGCACGCAAGATCGCGAAATTTAACCGGATGAACAAGGCGATGGTTGACGCTGTAATCGCGGACACCCAAGCGGACTTACTCGCGGTGACACAGAACGTCGAGCGGAAGGTCCGCGCAGCCGTCCGCCAAGTGACCGCTGATTCGATGCGCGCGAACATGGCGCGGGGAGTGAACGGGAGGCGCACGGTCAGCCGCGATATTCTCGATGGGTTGAGGATGAAACTCGGTGACTCCGTGAACACCGGGATTATCGACGCGGCGGGACGGCGATGGAGGCCGGAAGTTTACGTTGATATGGTGACGCGAACGAAGACGATGGAGGCGCACATGGAGGCGACGATCAACGAGGGCGTGGCACGCGAGGCGTTTTACGGCGTGATCTCGCGACATGGGGCGACGGACGCCTGCCGGAATTGGGAAGGCAAGGTCGTAAAGTTAGTCCCGGACGCTCCCGGCAATTACCCGTATCTCGGAGATTTGCGGGGCGGACGTGAAATCTTTCACCCGAATTGCAAACACGTAGTAACGCCGGTGAGGAAACCGGTCGAGTAGGCGTGTCCTGGCGTAAGACGTTAAAAGACGCAAATACCGAGGCGTAGCTCGTTAAAAACGAATGGAGGTATCGAGATGACTGTAACAAAGTCGATTAAATTCCGTTTCCCTATGGACATTCAATATTTCGCGGAAGATTCCGAAACGTCTGCGGAGACGGTAAACACCGAAACACAAACGGAAACGACCGAGAAGCCCGAAATTATGATTCCGAAAACACGGTTCGATGAGGTAAATACGAAGTTTAAGGATGTTCAGCGCCAGCTTGAAGAGTTGCTAAAAGAGAAGCAGGATCGCGAAAAGGCGGAAGCTGAGAAGCGCGGCGAATACGAGCGACTCTACCAAGATACTACAAAGCAGGCCGAGGAGTTCAAGACAAAGGCAGAGACTACCGAGCAACGGGTACAGCAGCTTGAAAGCGTCATTTCTCAATTACTGGATGCGAAGCTCGAAAATATTCCCGAGGATTTCCGCGACTTGATTCCCGCAAACTTTACGGTCGAGCAAAAGTTGGAATGGATCGCGACCGCAGAGAAAAAAGGTCTGTTCGCGAAAAAACCGCAGCAACAAATTGGCGACGACACGAACGCGCCAGATAAACAAAAGGTTGATCTCAACAGTTTAAACCCCATGCAGTTGTTTATGGCCGGATACGGCTCTAAATAAGGCGCCTTAATTGGCGTCTTTTTATTTTCTATCAAACCTAAAGGAGAGATTTAACTATGGCATTGACTCTTACCGAAGCAGCGAAACTCTCGCAAGATACCCTGCAACGCGGAGTAATCGAAACGTTCGCACGCACATCTTCTTTCTTGGAAATGCTTCCGCAGATGGAGATTAGCGGGAACGCGTACGCGTATAACGTTGAGGGCGCGCTGCCTGGCGTTGGTTTTCGTGACGTTAATGAAGGATACGTAGCATCTGAGGGCGTAATCAACCCGGCGTCCGAACGCCTGTACATCGCGGGTGGCGACGTTGACGTTGACCGCTTTATCATCCAGACTCGCTCCAACGTGAACGAGGTTCGCGCGATCCATACGGACATGAAAGCGAAAGCCCTTGCGCTGGCTATCACGAACCAATACTTTAACGGAGACCAGGCCGTTAATGCGAAAGGGTTCGACGGCTTGAAAAAGCGTTTGACCGGAAATCAAGTAATTTCCGCCGGAGCTGACGGCGCAGAACTCACTATCACGATGCTCGATGAATTGATCGACGCGGTAGAGGGCGAGCCTGACGCACTGTTCGTTTCCAAGGCGATGCGTCGCGAAATTAAGCGCGTGATTCAGGGACACAACGGCTACAGCGAGTCGCAGTATGATGCGTTCGGCCGTCCGGTCATGACTTACGGCGGAATCCCGATCCGTGTTATCGAGACGGACAATATCGGTAACGAGATCATCGGGTTTAACGAGACACAAGGAATCGCCTCTAACACCGGTTCTATTTACGCGGTGAAATTCGGTGCGGAGCAATATGTGTCCGGACTCCAAAACGGGGGCGTAAGCGTTCGTGACCTGGGTGAATTGGATGAAAAGCCGGTATTCCGTACGCGTATCGAATGGTATGCGGGGATGGCCGTATTTCACCCGAGAGCGGCTGCACGCTTGAAGGGCGTACTCAAAAAGGCGTAATAAACGGTAGATAACGGGCGGTCCTTATGATCGCCCCTATTATTTTCGGAGGTGGTTACGATCTACACGATTAAAACGCCGAACGCGCAGTACAACGGCATTACCGAAGGCGTTCCGTTCGTGAACGGAGTCGCCGAAGTGAAAGACGAAGCGACGCGAAATGTACTCGTAAACAACTACGGATATATTGACGCGACCGGTGATACACCCGAACCCAAAACGGAGGAGCCCGTAGCGCCCGCCAAGCCAGCGCGTAAATCCTCCGCAAAATAGGCCTCACGGCCGCACGAACGGAGGTGACCGCGCATGGCGGTGAACATTACGGAAGCCGACGCCTACATCGCGGCATGGGTCGTTGATTGCGAAGACTGGACGGACGCGGACGAAGCGAAGAAAACACGATTGTTAAACGTCGCCTCTCGCACGCTCTCGACCAAGTATCCGAAGTATACGATCCCTGACGCGGCCGTCTACGAAACGGCGGCGGCGTTCGCGACCGCGTTCAACGACACGATGGTACAGGCGCAGCGCGGCGTGCAGGCGTTTTCGCTTTCCGGAGTGGCGTCGTTTACATTCCGCGAGGGTGTCCGCGAACTGACGGAGTTGATTCCGGCGGCGGCGCTCGATCTGATTGCGGCGGAAAATCCGGACATGCCGCGTCCGGCGAAGCGGCGCGTAGGGTGGACGGTGTTATGACGCGATGAGCCTAGTCCCGATGAAAAACACCGTGACCATCACGCCCGCGCTCGGAACGGACGAGTGGGATCGCCCGATCACCGGCGCGCCATACGAACTGCGGTGTCGCGTACAGGAGGGCACGAAACTCGTCCGGTCGGCAACCGGTTCCGGCGGCATCCACGGCATCCAAGCGCAAGAGGTCGTATCGGTCGCGCAGATTTACTTCGACCGAGCGCCGAACATCGGCATGTCTGACACGATCACGTTTGTCGACGAAAACGGCAACGTCCGCACCTATACGCCCATCTCAATCGAAGTCAAGCGGGGGCTGAACGGCAAGGCGTTGCTGACGGTGGTGAACGTATGATGGAAATTGAGTTTGACCTGTCGAAGTTTGAGCGTGCTTTGCGAGAGATGCCGGAGGTTGTTTTTACGGCAGCCAAGCGCGGTATGCACGGTGCGCTCGACGAGTGGCGGCAGGAAGCCGTTGATATTGCTCCGTTGGATAAGGGTACATTGCGTCGCGGCATTGATACGCGAATCGACGGCAACGGACTCGACATGGCGGGCGAAATCAGCGCGGTCGCAATCGAAGACTCCGGTCGCGGACGGTTTAACTACGCCTACTACCTGCACGAGATCAAAGGCGAGATCGCGAATCCAACCACGCCCGGTACGGAGGCGAAGTTCCTCGACATTCCGGCGGAGAAGAACGAGAAGAAGTGGATGCGCGAAATCGAGGCGGAGGTTGCGTCCGAACTGAAACGAAACGGGTGGTGACGGAAAGTGGCACTATTGAACGATTTGTCCTCCGTCGGCGCGTACGTCAAGTCCGCCCTGCCATCGAGCGTGCAACTCAAATACGAGGTACCTACGCAACCGACGAAGGACAACGTAGTGGTACGCATGCTCACGACGGATACCGAGTCGGAGACGGCGTACCACTATCGCGTTGATCGTACGTACCAGGTCGTGATCTACGGCGCAGACTCACCGACCGTCATCGAGCGGATGGACGCGGTATCGCGTAAGGTCAACGACAGGACGACGCTGATTCCGATCGCGGGGAGTCTCCGGTTTATCCGGACGAACGGCTTCGGGTACGGGGCGGCGTTTCGGACGGAGAGTGGGTTGTGGGCGTGCGCGGGCGTGCTACAGACGGAGGTTCGCGAGGCGCGGACGCAAGAGCAATACGAAAAGATCATGCACGTTTATCCGCGCTATGAGTTGCGGATTCCGGTCGGGGATAACCCGGCCTTTTTAATTACTGGCGAGGAGTGATACGTGGATGGCAACAGGTGGCGGATGGAATCCGACCGATCTACCGAAGCGCCCCGGCCTCTACCTCAATTTCGTTGAGGCTGCGGCAGCCGCGATCAAAGGCGGAGCGAGGGGCGTCGTAGCGATTCCGTTGCTGACGTACGGCGCGGGCGCAACGGCAAAGACGTTTTACACGGTTGAAAAGGAGAAAGAGGCGCAAGACCTGTTTGGCGCGGCGAACATCGAGTCGATTCGTCTGGCTCTCATGGGCGGTGCGAAACAGGTACTCGTTTATACGATGCCTGCCGATCCTACGGCGGACGACTACGTAGACATGCGCGAGGCTTTCGATTCGCGTCCGTTCAACGTGTTCGTTTTCGACCAAGAATCGGACGCATCCGAGCAAGACCTGACGAAAGCGTGGGTGGCACGCAATCGCGACGAGGGCAAGCACTTCGCGGTTGTATTCGGAGGCACGGCGGAGGATGACGCTGGCCCAGCGGCGGGCAACGCGCGAACGACACGCCTGAAAGACGATTACGTCGCGAACCTGATTGACGGCGGAAAAGTCGGCACCACAACGTACTCGTCCGCAGAATATGCGCCATACATTGCGGGCCTTATCGCAGGTACGGCGATTAACAAGTCGATCACGTACGCGCAGGTGCCGTTGGATGACGTAAATAAGCGGCTGACTAACGCGCAGATTACGGCGGCGCTCGAAGCTGGGTCGCTCGTACTCGTCCACGATGGCGAGAAGGTCAAGGTCGAACAAGGCCTGATGACGTCCGGCAAGAAAATCCGGGCGATCCGCGCACGGCAGGCGATTGCGACCGACATTACGAAAACGGCGGCGGACGCGTACATCGGCAAGATCGACAACAATCCGGACGGGCAGGCGGCGTTGATTTCCGCGGTCAAGGCGTACTTGGAGCGGCTGGAAGCGAGCAATGTGCTGATGGACCCGGCGGTTGAGCTCGATCCGCAATTTGAGTCGGTCGGCGACTCCGTGTATTTGCTGATCTCGTACACCGAGGTCGACAGCATGGAGCGGATTTTCCTGACGATTAACGTTTAAAAGGACGGTGAGATAGATGGCACCATTGGATTCGACGCGAGTCATTAGTGGGCACACCGGGCAGGTATGGAAGGACGGACGCTGGCTGACGAATTTCCGGCAGGCGGAGGCGTCCGTAGAAATCACGAAAGAGGACGTACCACGAAGCGGTACGCGCTGGGTGGGCAAGAAGGTCGTTGGTCTAGCGGGTACGGGTACGCTTAACGGTTACAAAGTGACTACGGCGTTGCTCGAAGAGATCGGGCAGGTCGCGGATGACCGTAACCCTTCGCTCGTAACCGAGCTCATCCTGAAACTCGATGACCCGGACAGTTTTGGCGCATACCGCGTCCGGCTGAAACGGGTGCAGTTCGACACAATCCCATTGATGAACTTCGAGGCAGGTTCTCTCGTTGAAGAGGAGCTGCCTTTCACGTTCGAGGGATACGAAATCCTCGACCGAATTGCAGAACAGTAACTTCTGCGGGGATGACCGGAGTCATCCCTTTTGCTTTGAAAACAACCCAACGAAACGGAGGACTAACATATGTCTGATGCACTAAAAGCACTTTTGGGCACCTCTACAGACGTCAAGGCGAAGGTACACATGAAACGGATTGGCGCGGACTTTACCGTCAAGGCCATCGACGGCGACACGGTTTCGCGTATCCAGGAACAGTGTACGCATTACAGCGGAAAGGGCAACAAACGCACCAAGCACGTTGACGAAAACGCGTTCGGCATGCTGATCGTCGCGGAAGGCTGCGTCGACCCTGATTTCTCGAACGCGGAACTTATGCGTAAATATGGCGCGTCCGACCCCGGCGACTGCGTGAAAAAGGCGCTGTTGGCCGGAGAGATCGCACGACTGTCCGGCAAAATCCTTGACATTTCCGGATTTGACGACGAGGACGAAGACGAGGTAAAAAACTGATCCGGGCGGGTGGCGAGGCGTATTTACTGCACGAGATATTCCAACGCCACGGCATCCCGCCCCACGAAGTCTACAATTACCCGCATCGCTGGAAACGGTTTATGTACGGTAGCATGCGCCTTGAGCTCGAAGAAGAGGGGAAGGCGCGAAAGCGCGACGAGTTACGCAGGATGCACGGGAGGAGGCGCGGTTAACGTATGGCCTTTGATCTCACGGCACGACTACGGTTGATCGACAATCTAACCGCGCCCCTACGCCGGGCGGCGCGTGGTTTCGCGCAGACGCAGAATGCGGTAGATCGCGTCACACGGGCAACCAACGCCTATCGCGACGCGAACGGACGCCTGCGTGACGAGAACGGAAAGTTTATCGCGGAGAACAACAACATGTCGAAGTCGTTCGGCCTGCTTGGCGGTTCGATCCTCCGCGTCACGGGATTGCTTGGCGGACTAGCAATCGGGACTGCGGCGGTCGGCCTCGCGTACAGCTCGATTAACAAGGCGATGGACTTCGAGGCGCAAATGTCTACGATCAAAGCGCTCACCGGCGCGAGCAACGAAGAGATGAAGCGGCTGAACGACCTCGCAATCAAGATGGGCGCGAATACGAAATATTCAGCGCTCGAAGCCGCGCAAGGAATCGAGGAACTACTCAAGGCTGGCCTCACTCCGGCGCAGGTCGAAACAGGCGGACTAGAAGCGGCACTCAACCTCGCGACTGCGGGCGGACTTGAACTGGCGGACGCTGCCGAGATCATGTCGACCGCGCTTAACGCCTACAAGCGCGATGCCATGACGGCAGCGCAAGCATCGGACATTCTCGCGGGCACGGCGAACGCATCCGCGACAAGCGTTATGGAGTTGCGCTACGCGCTCTCGATGGTGTCGGCGGTAGCAGCGGGCGTTGGCATGTCGTTCGAGGACACGAACATCGCCCTCGGCCTCTTCGCGAATAACGGGCTCAAGGGCTCTGATGCCGGCACGTCGCTGAAAACGATGCTGGCAAATCTCTCGCCGAAAACGGACAAGGCGGCAACGCTTATGAAGAAACTCGGCATCATCACGAAGAATGGCAGCAACCAATTCTTCAATGCGCGCGGCGAGCTACGCAGCCTCGCGGAAGTGACTGAGGTTCTCCGGAAATCGCTCGTAAAACTGAACCCGAAAGAGCGTGGAGACGCTCTTTACGAGCTGTTTGGGTCAGACGCGATACGTGGCGCGACAATCCTGTTTAACGAAGGCGCAGAAGGTGTGCGGAATTTCCAGCGCGAGATGTCGAAAGTGACAGCGCTTGATGTCGCGAAGGAAAAGATGAACAACGCGAAGGGCGCGATGGAACAACTTAGCGGCGCGATCGAGACGATACAGATTTCGGCGCTGCAACCGTTGCTCCCAGTCATTAAAGACTTGACGCTGATGTTTGCGGACATGGCGGAGCAATACGGACCGCAGATTGCGGCGACGTTTGAGGATATTGGCAAGAGCATCCACGAGTTCTTGAACCCGTACTTGAACGATCCGAAGACGTGGAAGGTGACGAGCCAGGCCGAGATCAAGTTTAAGCAAGCGGAAATGCTCGACGCAGCAGGCAGCGGTCCGCCTCCGTTTTGGGATGCGGTGCTCGGTCGGTTCAACGACTGGTACGAGAGTGGAGGTAAGGACATGATCGTCCGCAGCACCCAACGCGCGATGGACGCGGTGCTGGATACGCTCGTAGACTACGGAGAGCCTATCGGTATGGCTGCGTTGGAGATCGGTGGAAAGATCGGCGCGGGCATCATGGAGGGCATCAACCAGATGGGAGGTCCCCTTGAAGGTTTAATGAAGTCCCTTGGCCTACCGACGACAACCGATAAATACAACGAGATTCAGGCGAAGTTAAAGAGCCGCAATAACGTGCCCGCACCGGTAAAAACGGACGGAAGTCACTATAGCGGCCTCGACTACGTACCTCGCGACGGCTACACAGCGCGACTGCACAAAGGGGAGCGCGTGTTGACTGCGCAAGAAAACCGCGAATACTCCGGCGGTGGGGGCGGCGTTACTATCGCTAAACTGGCGGATCAGATTGTTGTACGCGAAGAGGCGGATATTGAGCGCATCGCCTACAGGCTTGCTCGCGAGATAGTCGCGCGAAGAAGCTAGGAGAGACAGAGAGTATGGATAGGCGATCAGTCTTGTGGTAAACTTTTCATACAAATCTCAACGACCGGGAGGACTTGTCAAGTGAAAAAAATCGCCTACACGCTGATCGCCACCCTTTCTCTCCTCTGCGCATGTACTTCTTCTGCGTCCGAAGAAACTCCATCTACAGTGGAACAGACCGCGCCCGATACCTCAGTAAGCAACAACACATCCCCAACCTCGCCAGGACCAGAGAAGGTAGTGGAAAAAGAAGACGAAATGGTAACGGTGTCTAGGTCAACTGGTCTAGGTGACACACTGACTTACTATGCAGTTAATCACGGAGATAATGCGGGAGATGCAACATTCGGAAACTTCATGAACGGGTTCCTGCTGCCGATGTTTGTTGACCAGCGCGCCGTAGAAGTTCGGCTGGCCTTCGAGTCAACTACGAATCCTCGCAGGACCGAGGAAGAAGCCTTTCGCATGATAAAAGACTACATTCCTGTTGACGCGAAAAAGATAAGAGACTTCAAGGGCGACGGAATAAAGGGAGAAGAGTACGAGAGCGCTACCCTTGCGAAAGCGCTTGAAGATATGTATAAGAGCGCCAGCTCAGTCGCCGAAGAAAAGGAAAACCCCGGAGTATTTAGCGTGTACGTCAAGTTCGACTCTAACGGGGTGTACTCAGCAGTAGCTAGAATAGGGAAGTGGAAAGAGTAACGGAGGTGACCCGCCATACCCAACGCAATCCAGTTTTGGCTCTCGTACAACAACGGGGCCGAACGCCTGCAACTCCCGGTCAACCCCGCATCCATCCGTATACAGTCGTCCCACACGTACGAGGACGTTAATGTCACGCAGTTAGGCGATTACACCGTCATCGGTGACGCCAGGTTGCGTGACTTTTCTTTTTCCTCGTTTTTTCCGCGCGACTACAATTCATCCTACTGCGAGTACGAGGCGATTCCGGCGCCGTGGGACGCGGTACAGACGGTCGAACGCTGGATGAAGTCGCGCAAGCCGATCCGGCTGACCGTGACGGGGACACCGATCAACTACGCCGTGACCATCCGGTCGTTTAATTACGAGCCGGAGCGTGCCGGTAGTCCGGGCGACATCTACTACGATCTCGCGCTAAAAGAGTACGTCTTTGTAACGGCCAACACCGTTCAGATGGCGGCTAATTCAGCGTCCGTCAAAAGCGCGTCCACCCGTCAGGATTCGCGCGAAATCCCGAAATCGTACACGGTCAAGCCCGGCGATAACCTCACCAAGATCGCGCTGCGGTACGGGCTGAAATGGCCGGACATCTACGCGAAAAACGCGAAGGTGATCGGCAAGGACCCGAACCTGATCTATCCCGGACAGGTGCTGACACTCGTATGAACGTACAAGTGTTCTACGAAGGTACTCCGCTGCTTGTCGAACGCGCAACGTGGTCGGGCGACGTAACGCAGGCGGCACGCAAACTAGACGTCTCACTCGTCAACACGGTGGACGGACGGACGCAGGCCATGCGGATTGAGCACGGAAAAGAACTCCGCCTTATTTACGATGGGCGCGAACTGTTTCGCGGCGTTGTGTTCGCGCACCGGATCGACGACCACGGCATGATGACGGTGACGGCGTATGACGAAAACACGTACCTAACGCGCAACTACGACACGCGCAAGTTTACGAAGATGACGGCGAGTGGGATCGTCAAGCGGCTGTGCAATGACTTCGGGATCGCGACCGGAACGATTGCGGACACGGGCTATGTCATCCCGAAGCTAGTCCTCCGCGACAAGTCCATATGGGACATGATGACGATAGCGCTGACCTATTCGCGCAAGCAGACGGGTCGGCGCTTTTTTATTTACTCGCGTGAGGGCCGCCTGTACCTGTCCGAGCGCAAGGACGCGGTCGTGCGGTGGGTGCTCGAAAACGGGCGCAATATCACCTCCGCGTCCTACTCGCAGTCCATCGAGGACATGCGGACGCAGGTTAAGGTCATCGGCGGTGACCCGGAAAAGAAACCGATCATCGCAACGGTCAAGAATGACGCGCTCATCAAGCGATTCGGCATCATGCAGCACCTCGAAAACGTCGACCCGGATATGACGCGAAGCCAAGTCGAGCAGCGCGCGAAGCAACTGCTAGCGGAACTCGGCACGATTGACGATGACGCCCGTGTGGATGCGCTGGGCAACCCGGAAGTCGTAGCGGGCGCGGCCGTCTATGTGCGCGAGTCCATGACAGGCATTGTCGGTGGATTTTACGTCAGCACCGACTCGCACACGTTTGCAAACGGCAACCACACGATGTCGCTGACGTTGAGCGCGACGGACGATCTGCCCACGCTCGAGTACGAGCCACCGCCGGAGCCTAAACAGCGTAAGCGAACGAAAGGAGATACGGACAATGGCGGATAGACTCGAAGGTGACGGCTTTAGTCAACTACGGCAGGTGGTCGCGGAGGTTGGCCGCAACGACTACGACAAGCTCGAACTTGCTACGGTCACGGCACCACCGCCCGCCCTGCGCATCAAAATCGACAACATGGCGCTCGAACTGGAGGCGGACGATCTCGTCGTGGCGGAGCATCTTACGCGACACAAGCGCATCGTCACGATCAGGCACGAGCAGGACGCGGAGCGCGACGTCGGCGATACGGAACCGAAACCGCGCGATAACGATAGCACGGGTTCGCTCGCGTGGACGTATTCGTACGTCGAGATGCAGTTCGAGGACGTGCTAAAGGCGGGCGATCGCGTGCTCGTCTCGTCCATGAACGATGGGCAGACGTATGTGATACTAGATCGGGTGGTGACGTACGATGGCGCTTAGTCCACTGAGGCCGCCGGAGGAGCGCGCGGTCGAGGTCGAGTCTACGCCGCAGCCGTCTCGCACATACGCGCTTGACTTCGCGACTGGCGAGGTTGGCGGTATGATTGACGGGGAGGCGGCGATCCGGCAGGCAATCCGTAAGGCGGTCATGACCGCGCGGTTCCGGTATCTCATATATGGATACGAGCACCTATACGGATGCGAGCTGGAGGACTTGATCGGGCAGGACCTGCCTATCGAGCTGCTTAACGCGGAGATACCGCGTGTGATCTCGGAGGCCCTGCTCATAGACGACCGGATCACGGACGTTTACAACTTTACGATATCGCGCGAAGGAGACAGCCTGTACGTCTCTTTTTACGTGGACACGATATACGGCGCGATCAACGAGGAGGTGACTATCTAGCGTGGCATACGAAGACCAGACGAAAGACGCGATACACCAGCGGATGCTCGACGCAAGCCCTGCGGACATCGACAAGCGGCCAGGCTCGATCACTTACGACCTGACGGGACCGACCGCGATTGAGGCGGAAGCCCTATACGCCAAGCTCGACACGTTCGCGGACAAGGCGTTTGCTGACACGGCCTACGACGAGTGGCTCGACCGCATCGCAGCCTCCGTCAGTATCACGCGCCGTCCAGCGACCAAGGCGACCGGCTACGTTACGTTTACGGGTACGGACGGCACGGTAGTCCCGGAGGGCACCGAAGTGTCAACGGACGGGGACGCACCGATCTACTTTGTGACGACCGCCAACACAACGATCAATGGCGGCACAGCAACGGTCGCGGCCGAAGCAAAGGAAGAGGGAGCGTCTGGCAACGTCGGACCCGGCGCGATCAAGCTGACGACTGGTAATATCACCGGGATTACGAGTGTGACGAACGCGGCCGAGTTTGACGGCGGAGTCGACCGCGAGTCGGACGATAGCCTACGCAAACGCTACTTCGAGCGCGTGCGCCGTCCGATCACGTCCGGCAACGTTTATCACTACCGCCAGTGGGCGCTCGAAGTCGTTGGCGTCCGGGACGTGCGCGTATATCCGACATGGAACGGACCACTCACGGTCAAAGTCGTCGTGCTTGCGGATGACGGCGTGCCGTCTCAAACGCTCGTTGACGCAACCAAGGCGCATATCGAGACACAGCGTCCGATTGGTGCGGATGTGACGGTGGTTGGTGCGGTCGATTACGGAATTGACGTGGCCGCCACGTTGCAGATCGCCAGCGGTGCGGACTTGGGCGCAGTGCAGGCGGAGATCGTCGCGCAGATCGAGGAGTATTTCCGCGAGTTGGCGTTCGGCAACCCTATCGTGCGCATCTCTGCGATCCAGCGGATTATTCTTGACAACGCGTCGGTCGTGGACTATGCGGGCCTGACGCTCAACGGCGGCACGGGCAATATCGAGATCGTTGGCGACGCGATTCCGGTTTTAAGGACGGTGGATTTCGTTGCAGCGTAACATACGACAAGACATGCGTGACTACTTGCCGCGATGCTATGACGACTTCCGCGTCATCATGAACGTGGTCGACCGCCAGGCTGACGTCATGATTGCGCTCAACGACGAGGCGGCGCGGACGCTCGGGCAGGTTTTCGCCGTGTCCGCCGACCGCGCCCTGCCGCGATGGGAGCGCATTTGCGGCATCAAGCCGGACGAGACGAAGCCACTCGAAGTCCGTCGCGCCATCGTACTCTCGCGGTTGCAAGGCGCGGGTACGGTTACGGTCGACGTTGTTCGGTCGCTTGCGGACACGCTCTACAGGGCGGCGACGGAAGTGACGGAGGATTTCGCGGGCGGGCGCGTTGTGGTCACGCTCGTTGGCAAGCGCGGCGTGGCGGCCGAGGCGGAGGACGTGCGGAAGGAGTTGCGCGAGCTGATTCCGGCGCATCTCGGGATCGCGCTCGAGTGGACGTGGCTCGTGTGGGACGAGTTTGACGAAATGACATGGAATCAAGCAGACGGCTTTACATGGGATGATCTGGAGGTGTATATGCCGAATGAGTAGCTCAACAACGCCCACTCTCGGGCTGCACAAGTGGATTGGGACGGAGAAGGTTTCGCGCGCCGAGATCGTGGACAACTTCGACAAGATCGACGCTGAGGCGGCGTTGACCCGCGCCGAGATCGAAAACCTGCGCCTGCTTATCGCGAGGTTAGATACCGGATGGGGCATCGCGGACGAGATCAACTTCCGATTCCCGGACAATCGCGGAATCTTTTACGACATCCTCGACGGACAGGGCGGTCGCGTGACGGCAGCGCTCGACCGGGCGCTTACGTATACGACCGCGGCGCTGACGGCTGGCGCAACGTCAATCGCGGTCGGGGACGCGTCGGGATTCGCGGCTGGCGAAGAGATCACGATTTTCGACGATGAAAACGCCGAGAACGTAGCAATCACGGCGATAAGCGGAAACACGCTGACGGTGACTGCGCTGACGCACGCGTACAAGGCGAAGGCGACCGTGGGACGGACGACGGCCGTGACGGATGCGGTGGGCGCTCGGATGGTGTTTCCGGCGTGGGGGACGTGTGATATTACGGTGGTGGAGGCGTGATGATGCGCGATTCCAGAACGTGGATAACTTCGGATAACGGCCATTTACGATAGGAAAGGAGTGAGGATATATGGCTAACCAACCACCATCAGCCCCCACTATTACGTCACCAAATGGTGGTGAAACGTGGAATAAACGGCATACAATTACCTGGGTCGCGGCTAGTGATCCAGCGGATACCTGGACAGATGAACCGAGCATACCGAACAATCATCTCATGTATAGTAATGCCCACGGCCAGACGTTTACGGTTACATCAACCGATAAAATCACAAGCATAGAATTCTACGGTAGAGCCGAGACAGGGCAGAGCGGAAACAATACGTGGGAATTGTGGGATGAATACGCCGGTGCGTATGGCGGGACAAAATACGCATCCGGGACGGTGTATATCTCATCTTCCGGGAATGCTTGGCGTTCTTGTGTGCTGCCTACGCCGCTATCCTTCGCAGTCGGTAAAAAGCTGGCATTACGTATTACCGGGAGCGACACGTATTTTGCGGGGGACGTCTACAACCCGTACGCAGGGGGTAACTATTTTAATTCGGGGGGCGCATCGTACGACTACGACTTGCAGTTTAGAGTGAACTACAAGGCGGGAGTTGCGTCTAACGCGCTTAAATACCAGGTACAACTATCGACGGACAACAAAGCAAGTTGGAATGACTTAGCGACCCTTACAGCGGCCGGGGTAACTTCCTTAGACTATGATTTCACTAGTAAGCCAGCGACAAGTCAGGCGTACATCCGTGTTCGGGCCTATGATGGGGTTAACTATGGACCATGGGATGAGTCGAACGCTGCATTTACAATCCAACACAATAGAGTACCTACCATTACCCTAACGTCACCTTCCAATAATCTGTCATTATCGGAAGGTTCCACGTACACGCTCGCAGGCACCGCGTCCGACCCCGACAACGGCAACGCAGTCACCGTCAAGTACGCGATCAACGGCGGCACCGCCCGCAACATCACGTCCGCCATCTCGGACGGATCAACCGCGATCCCGTTCTCGAAAACGCTCACGTTCCAAAACGGACGCCTTTACGACGGCGAAACGGACGTGTCCGGCCCCCTCGCGGAAAACACCACGTACACACTGTCGGTATGGGCGGTCGACGACCAAGGTGGAACCTCAACGTCCTATACGCGCACCTTCACCGTCATTCTCAACCGTCCGCCGACGATCAATCTCGACGCATACAACGCGAACCAAACGGGCGTGTCCGAATTGGAGGCGTTGACGTTCACGGGAACGCTGACGGACCCGGAGAACGATACGATCACGCTAACGGCGGCCTTCAATGGAGGCGCGCCGGTAACAATCAAGTCGGCGGTTGCGTCCGGTACCACGTTCACATACAGCGTACCCGTATCGTCACTCGCGCAGGGCTCGAACACCGTCGTTTTCACCGCGACTGATCCCAAAGGCGCGAGCAGTACGAAAATGCTCACGTTCACCAAGTCCGGCACGTTCACACCAGTCAAAACGGCGGTAGTCCGGTACGCGATCACGCCTCCGCTCGGTACAACGGCGGAAATTGCCGCGTGGGTGCAGCGGGAGGCCGGTGACCTGACCGTGGACGCGGCGGCTTCTATCGTCGGCAGCGCGGACCCGGAGACATACGTGGCGCTGACGAAAAACGCGTCGGTGCCGTTGGGCGACGGAACAATCGTCGAGGACGAATTCGTGGGGGCCGTGGCGCAACCTGGCGCAAAGGCGGCGTTAAGATTAACGTTGACGCGCGAAAACACTTCGTCAACCGCCGCAGTTAAAAAGATCATGGGAGGGATCGGTTGATGCCGAAACTACGACCGCGCCTTGAAAACGGGTGGTTTGGACCGCTGGTGGACGTCAACCCCGGCGTGCGCCCTCCCACCGAAAGCGAAAAGCTTGCACAGTTGGAGCGAGAAAACGTCAGCCTCATGCTTGCTCTCACGCAGGTTTACGAGGAGTTGCTCATTATACTACAACAAGACGGAGGTACAGAGTGATGGCGACGGTCTATTATCGGTTGATTATCCTCGGGTATAAAACCATCGAGGACGTGCCCGCGCGAGACAGGGCGGAAGTGCAAGCGTTGCTGGACGCGAGGGCATAGCCCATGCGTGCGGTGGCGCTTTTTCTATTACGATTCATTTTTGGAGGGAACGATATGGCAGTTATCTACGCAACTCTCATCGTTAAGGGGTACAAAACGATCTGCGAGGTGCCGAAGACGATCCGCAACGACGTACGCCAAGTCCTGATCCAGCTTGACGCGGGACACTTGGCCGAGCCAACCTGCGCCGACGAAACGGCCTAATTCCGGAGGTGCTCGATGGGAGAACACGATCTTGTTTCGGTGTTGCAGGACGTCCGCGAGCGCATGGTCCGCGTCGAGGAAAAGGTCGACCATCTCGCACGCGACCGTGAGCGCGCGGAAAAGGCTTACGAAGTTGCGCGCGATGCCTACGCATTGACGCGCGAGAACGCCCGCGCCATCGCCGAAATTAAAGCGGACGACCGGCGCAAGTGGGGCGTAATCATCGGGATGGGGACGAGCTTTATCGGCTCCGTCCTGATTTATTTTCTGACGAAGTAGGACGGGAGGGCACGTATGAAAACGTTTCTAAACGACAAGGACGGGGTGAGCGAGCGCGACTACTTGCTACTCGCGTCAACCACCGTCTTTTTCCTGTTCGTGGCGGTCGGACTCGTACTCGTGCTGGTCGGCCGCCCAGTCGACGCCATGTACGTGACGCTGCTCGATATGGTCGCGCCCGTCCTCATGACGATAACCGGCGGCGTGTTCGGCGTGCGTGCCGTCCAAGAGTACCGCAAGGCGCCGCAAAAATCCGAAGAGGAGGCGGTCGACTATGACTCGCGTGTCTAGCGGCAATAGCACGGTCGACGAGTTGTTTGCGGAGTATCGCGTGACCAGTCCGTACGGCCCACGCAAGGACCCGTTTACGGGGGCAACCGCGTTTCACTCGGGCGTCGACCTCGTAAAAGCGCACCGTGCGCCGATCCGAGCGTTCGTCGACGGAACGGTCACGCACGCGAAAATGGGCGTTAGCGGTACGGGCTATGGCGGCTTTGGCATCGTCGTGGCAGTCCGCGACAAGAACGGATGCACGCACATGTACGCGCATCTTGACGACGTGACCGTGCGCGTTGGCGATAAGGTCCGGCGCGGCGATGTCGTCGGCCATCAAGGCAGCACGGGCCGCAGTACCGGATCGCACCTGCACTACGAGGTCAGACGGCAGGGGTACGGTACACATACCGACCCAATTGCGTATTTGCGCGAGTACTATCCGGTTAGCAAGCCGCAGACTGTTGCGGCTGAAATCGCGAAGCAAGCGGAGGAGGACGTAATGAAAGCGATCGAGGCGTGGAAACTGGAACTGGCGGACAAGGCAATCGACAGTCTCGCGGTCAAGAAGGATGCGAGCGGCAAGACGCTGTTGCAAAACGCGGACGAGTGGAAGGCGCGACTCCGCAAAGAACCGCAAAAGGTGCTCGAAGACATGCCGTGGTTGGTCTTCGTACTGACCGACCGCGCCACGAACGGAGGCGTAAAATAATGAGCGAAGACTTGAAGCGGAAACTCTCGTCGCGCAAACTCTGGCTCGCGGTCGGCGGTTTCGTCGCGTCAGTCCTGGTACTCTTCGGGGCGGATGCGGGCGAGACCGAGAAGGTGACCGCCATGATTACGGCGCTCGGCTCGGTCGTGGCGTATGTGCTGGCGGAAGGGTACGTCGACGGCAAGCGGGAAGAATAAACTACGCCCCGGTAACGCGTGTGATTGCGCTGCCGGGGCGGTTTTTTTATTTTTTCCGAGACAGATACCCACTCGTGACCGCAACGTGAGTTACCGCGTGAATCCGTCATTTTATTACTCCGTAACTTGGTGCGAGGCCGCCGCCATCCGTCGCGACCTCGACTATTAACGCCTTTGTACTGTAGACTCATTTTCCATCTCCTCTGGTTTGATCGCGGTAGTCCTCGATCTGTTTTAGTGTCCAGATAGAGCCTGATGCAAGCTTCTGGATCGGCGCCGGAAACACTCCACGCTTCATGTAAGTAGCGATCTTCCTCTTGTCCCAGCCAAGTATCGCCGCTGCTTCTGTGACGCCGACGAGAGGCGGCAGAGACTTGCCCTCGTTTTCCTTTCGATACTTGCCTTGCAGATCGAAAAAGTTTTGAAGGAAACCGATCAGCTCCAAAGCAAACTGCTCAGTTGCGATTCTTGCTGCCCACTCGATATCATCAACGACCTTGACCTGTCCATCCTGACCATCATAGTCATAACCCTTGTAGTACATGTTTTCTCCGAGCTTGAGGCAGTAAAAAGTGTGACCTCCGTGACCTTGGCGGGTAATGATGGTGTACTCGGTGATTTGCATGTGCATCATCCTTTCTTCTGTATGACACTATCATACACACTTTGTATGCTAGTGTCAACATCACTCGCAAAAAAAAGAACGCGATCAACGTAAAGTGGTTCGTACCGCAAAAAGGCGACCTAGGCACGTTGGAGTCCGCGTGGGGCGTCGTGCGCGAGATAAACGTACGCGACCTCGTGAGCGTTACGAAGTGACTACGCGAAGACACGCATAAATCCGCCCATTCCCGCATACGCTCTAGCGTAGCGCGCAGGCGCAAGCGAGCGTTGGCCCACCGTATGCCCACGCACAAAACCGCCCTGTATCCGTTAGAGATAGCGGACGCAGGGCGGTTTTTTTTTATTTTTTGGTCACGCATACGTAACGGTGTCACCGCGTAAGGTTACGTTAAGATAACGCGAAGGAGGCGATCACATGATCGTAGGTAAACGTATCGGGTTGACGCCAGATGACGATACGCGCACGAAGTTGGTGCGGCTCGCGGTTGCGTGCGGCAAACACCCGACTACACTTGCGCTTGATCTCGTGAGACTGTGCGTTAACACGCCGAGCATTATCGAGTACGTGCAAAGGATCAACAACGCAGAGGCGCGATACAAAGTGAGTTATCGCGTAAGGGTGGAAAACGGCAAAAGTACGGTGATCTACGACTAGCCCGCGAACACCTTGATTGCGACGATTCCGAGGCCACTGACAACGAGCGCGTAACCAACGTAAACTACAAGCGGCATGATACGACCTCCTAACGATGTGGTTACGCGTAGTATCGCCAAAAGAGAGGAGTGGTATACGGTGTTTTACTCAGTGAGTTTACCGTCATTTCCGCGTTTCCGACGTGAGAAAGTCGAGGTGATCCCGTGGGGCGATTTTTTCGGCGAAGTGGGGAGCGCATTGACCACGCGACAGAAACGTCAGATCAGCGCTCTCCTGGCGGGAACGACGGCGGCATACGTATTGCGATTGGAGCACGCGGAGGCGGCGGGGATTGCCGACAAGATCATCGGTGCGTTCGACCCGATCATCCAACTGGCGCAGGGCGTATCGTATCCAGTGGCGTTCCTGATGATATGCGGCGGATTCCTGCTCATCATGGTCGGACAGCGCTCGAAGGGCCTTGCGATGCTCAAGTGGGCGGCGGTGGGCTACGTGGGGATGCAGTTTGCGCCCGCGATCATGCAGATATTGGTGAGCGTAGGCAAGGCGATGGTGGCGAAGTAGGCGCGCTAGTCCACCTGCGCATAACGCCGGACGCACGCCTCACGAACGAGGCCGCCGAACAATTCGCGCAAACACTATGCGTTTATCAGTCGCCCGTTGAGCGGTGGGACTACGGAAAGCGCCGAATTACCCGTGCTCCGTTCGTTTCGTTCGAGACGGTCTTGCAACGCGAGGGAACGACATTCAACGCTACCGTCCTGCGCGAATACGAATCGCTCGCGCGCAAGGCGATCGAATCAACGTGGCCTAACGCGACGGTGGCGGAAGTGCCCGACCCGTTTACGACGCGTCCGGACGTAACGGCGACGCTGGAATTGAATTATCACTATATGTTCGCGATCCGCGTAGACCGGCGCGAGATATCGTATCTTGCGTCACTTCTCGAAACGGTGCGGACGATGGAGGCGGACGATTCCGTATACGTGCAGACGCTTGCGACTCCGGCCGAACGCGATTGGTACGGAGGCGCGGCGGAAGCGTACGAACGGTTTAAGGCGGGCGAGATGCCGCAGAAATTCGCGCTGAACAAACGGACTGCCGGGCGGACAGCGCTAAAACTCGCGACGAAGACGGTGCTCGGCGCAATTTCGGTCGTAACCGAATTGATGACGGGCGAGGAACCGGAGCCGATCCGGATCGACGGAGGCGAGCGCGCGGCCATCCTCCGCGACGGAAAACTCCGAACGGAGACGCTCGCCAAGACGCGCGGAGACGCCTACGACGTTATCATTCGCGTGGGCGTAGTATGTGCGGATCGAGCGCGCACCGCCGCCCTCATGCGGATGGTCACGATGGCATTTCGCGAACTGGACGGCGACAACCATCTGGTCGCGCATGAAACGGACGTCGACCGAACATGGCGGAAGATGCGGGAGAGGTCGGTGGGGCTCCGGCTACAGCGCGATTACATGAGCATAGCGGAGGTATCGCGCCTGTTTCTGTTGCCGACGCGACCGTTGCAGGAACGCTACAAGATCGACAGTATCGCGCAATTGGAGACGGGTGTCCCACCGGAAATATCGGCGGGCGGCCTCCGGTTCGGCTCCGTCAAACACAAGGGCGCGGAAATCCCCGTATACATGCCGACCGATAACTACGACGAACTGTGCCTGCCGCGCGTGATGATCGGCGGTATGGGCTCCGGCAAGACAACGGCGGGGGCGCGCCTGCTGATCGAGGCCGTCCGGAACGGTTTCGGTGGCCTTGCGATTGATCCCGCGAAAGGACAGATCGGCGATATGGTGGCGGCCGCGTTACCGAGTGACCGCGTTACCCGGATACGCATTGACGGGGTGGCCCCGTTCGCGCTCGATTTTTGCGAAATCAACCGGTCGCATCGCGCCAGGAACCGGCTGGCTAACGCGATCATCTCGTTCTTCAATACGGCGACCGACGAGGCAGGAGCGCAGACCGCCCGTTACCTTCGCGCTGCGATCATGGCGATGCAGACGGCGAAATTGGCGGAAATCATGCGGATATTCGAGGATGACGCTTATCGTGCGGAGTGTATCGCGGAGATGGCACCGGGGATGCACCGGACGACGCTGGAGGACTACGGGAACATGTCGGACGGCAAGCGGGCGCAAGTCCTCGCGCCAATCTACAACCGGCTCGACACGATCCTGGGTGACGAGTACCTGGCGGAATGCTTCGCGTCCGACAATTCGCTCGACATGGTCGCGTTGACCAGCGAGAGGAGGGCGGTCGTGATCGACGTGCCGAAGGCGGCGCTTGGATCGGAAGGCGTCGACCTCATCGTCAACCTCCTGTCGGTCAAACTGGACCTGGCGATGACATTGCGCGAGGAGGCCGACCAGTTTCCGTTTTTCATCGTATTCGACGAGCCGCACCAGTTCTTACGGAGTGCTCGCGCGTGGAAGGCGGCGGCAGTCGAGTCGCGGAAATGGCGGTATACGTACGTGTGGATGTTCCACTCGTGGGAGCAGATTCCGCACGACTTGGCCGAGATCATCCGGAGTGCAGGTCCGCATTATACCGTGTTCCGCGCGAGCAAGAAGACGTTCCGGGAGCTGGCGGAGGAACTTGCGCCGTTTACCGTGGAGGATTACGTGAAGATGCCGAGGTATCACGCGCTAAACGTGCTTCGCGTGGGGGAGGCGCAGCATGCCGTGGTGATGGCGAGGATGGGCGGTGCGTAG